GGGGGTGGGGGTGGTAACCCCTGAGACCCCCCTTCTTGTGCTAGCACATATGTCGCCCACCTCTGCTGTTGTTTCACCCCTATTTTCCCAAAATTTATGTAATCCCCCTTTTCTGTCATGTCGTCTGTCTGTTCTACACTGTCTGTCCTGTTGTTTGTGGTTTGGAGTGTGTTATTGTTGTGTGAGTTTTTTTATGGTGATTTTATGATTGATATTTCTGATGTTCCTTGTAGGGGTTTTGAGTCGTTTATGTACAGTGTGTTTAAGGAGTGTGAGTATGGTAAGAAGTTAACAACCTTTGACATATTTGTTACGTACAGGAATTCTGTTAGCTTTGATGACACACAAGAGAATCTGACTATTTATTTTACTGGTAGTTATGATTGGATAGAGGATGGTGAGCACAAATCTGAGGTTATAAACTTCACTAAGAGTGTTTTGAATCCTATTCCTGGATGGGGTGAGTTTATTAATTTTGCTAAGAAAGAAATATATATTCAAGACTTTGAGAAGGACTTTGATAGGGTTTACAAAGCCTTGAATCCAACTGAATAATATTCTAGTATTACTGTAGTGGGAGAGGGTTGTTTTCTATTAATTCAATATTGTTATTTTAACTAATCCTTTCGTGACCTTCTCTCATGTTTCCATTAGTTTTCCCTTTATTTTTCTGTGTTCTGTTGTATTGTATTATTAGCAACCTGGTGTGGTTTTAATAACAGGTTATGATCATCGGTTAAAACAGGTTGCACTAGTGAAAAGGGAGGGGTTCTGTGCTTACCCTCTCTTTTTGTAATAAGGTATGAGGAACAGTGATGACTGATGAAGAGCTTAGTAAATTGGTTGAAGAAGGGCTTAAGAAATACCGATGTCTGATGAATATTTCTCGATTTCAAAATTATGCAGAAAAGTATTTCGGTGAGAAAGAAGGGGAGAGGTTATCTCTGTATAAGGATTATTCTACTGCTTATAAGTTAGTTAGAGAAGTGATGGTAAACCGAATAAAAGGAGAACTTAATGAGTTTAAGTTCATTAAAATTTGTACACCTGAAATATCTCAAGTATTCATAGATGGATTTAATCATTGGATAGACAAGTACTTTTACTTTGTAAAGTCCGATCATACATACCCTTTTATTAGACATGCTAATGATAGTTCTCTCTATGGTATCTACATGGAAGAGGATGAGTTATTTCAACTGCTTAAAGGGATTAATGAGTGTTATTTAAACGATATATTCTATGAGGAAAACAAAGAGCTGAAAGAGGCTTTAATTAACCTTGAGAAATTAATAAAAAAGGACTCAGAATGACTGAAGAAAATAATAAAAAGGTAACAACCCTTTTACGTAAATTATACTGGTATGAGAACAAAGCAGATTTATTCTTTGGAGAGACAGACCGTGAGAGGCTGTCTCTCTGTAAGACTTATGCTACTGCCAGTTCGTTAGTCAGTGATCTAATCATGATTCCTATGAATGAGGTTATTAATGAACTTGAATGGTTTGTTAAAAATGGTAAGTGTGAAATATCACAAGTATTCTTAGATGGTTTTTATCACTGGTTAGACCTGTATTTCAGGAGATGGGATAAGTCGTATCCGTTTATCCGTGAGGCTGATGAGAGCTGTCTGTACGGGATTTACATGGAGGAAGATGATTTATTTCAACTGCTTAGAGAAATTACTGTGCATTATATTTATGAGCATAACCATGTGGAAAACAAAGAGCTGAAAGAGCACTTAGATAAGTTAGAAGAGCTTATAAAAAACCCTCAAGTTGTTAAGCCTAAAGTGAATAACATAGATAGACTTAATGACCAACTCTATGGGAAGAAGAAAATTGATGACTGAAGAAGAGCTATCTCAAGATGTTTCAGAACTCTTTAAGAAATTGTTTTGGCGTCAAAATAAAGCTGAGTTGTGGTTTGGTGGGCCCAATAGCGGCAGTCTAACTTTTTGTAACGATTATTTTACGGCTAGAACGTTATTAGAAGAACTAGTCATTATTCCTATGCTTGATATTATTAAAGAGCTTCAGAGTCTTGTTAAGTCTGGTAAGTCTAAGAGTTTGCAAGTATTTTTAGATGGTTTTTATCTCTGGCTAGAACTGTATTTCTCTGATTATGATAAGTATTATCCTTATATCAGACAGATTGAAGATAGCTTTCTGTACCGTCTTTACATAGAGGAAGATGATCTATTTCAGTTGCTGAAAAATATTTCATTCGAGTATTCCGTTCTGCACAAGACATCCGATCAAAAAGACCTGATCGAGTATTTAGAAAAACTGAATGAGTTTGTAAAAAACCCTCAAGTGATTATTGATAAAAATAATGAAATCAATAATCAAAATGTTCAACGTGCTGTAAACTGCTATATAAACAAACAAAAATAAGCACTGCTCTTTTTGCTTTAACTTAAACGGCTGTATGTTATTATTATTCAACAATAACAAAGAAGAACAATAATGAGCAGAAGTTTAAATAAAGTTTTACTAGCTGGGTTGGTTAGCAGTAACCCAGAATCTAAGAGCTGGGAAGGTGGACGAGTCCTTTCGTTTACACTGAAGACGAGTGAGTTTTGGAACGACAAGAACAGCGGTGAGACCAAGGAAAAGTCCGAGTCTCACCGCGTTGTTGTATTCAACGACAAGATAATCGATAAGTGGCAGAGCGAGCTTGTTCAGAACGCTCGTGTGTTTGTAGAGGGTCAGCTTCAAACACGCAAATGGAAAGATAATAACGGGGTTGAGAAGTACATTACTGAGGTGGTTGTTCCTCGGTTTGGTGGTGATATTTTTGTGTCTGGTGTAGATGAGTCTGCGGGTACTACACAACCTTATTCTAAGCCATCGTACCAGAAGCCGTCATACAAGAAGAACGACTACAACGTTGATGATGAGATACCGTTTTAAAGGAGTTATGAATGACAGATCCAATCGATCAAGATCCTATTTTAGTACGTGATTCTATAGAAACACTTCATGAGGAGATTACTAGGTTCAGATATGGTTTTCACATGGGTTTTACTGAAGATCATCTTTTTAAAGAGCTCGTTAAATCTAGAGATAAGATTGAAAATGCATTGAATGATTTACTAACTCAACTCCCATCCGAGCGTAAGCGTTTAATGGATATTTGGCCGTTTTTTAAAGATATCGAGGAACATCATATTTATATTTACGAAACAACAAAACAACGTTTAGAAGATGTTGGTTTTACTTATTATTTAGTAGATCCTGAATGTGATTCACCTGATTACACAAAAAATCTTCAAGAGGCATATGATGCAAGTTTAGACCTTTGGAATAGACTTATTTTTAAATAAACACTCAAATATTTTGACTACAATACCGTGTTTAACGGTACTTTAGGTAATAAACTTTACGAAAGAGATGAAAAATGGAATTTACAAAAGAAGAAGATTTAAGTTTCTACCGAGGGATAATTCATTATTTAAGAAATCTCGAAATAAAAATTACCCTTTTTCGGGATGTTGCCGAGAAGTTTTACTTCAAAGATATAGAGTCTGCTCAGAACATTTTAGAACGAATGGTTATCGATGATATCCGGAATTACTGTCATGGCATGATTCAGTTTCATTATGAAATTGTTTTTAGAGAGCCTAATTTCCCAACTGCATTTTATAATTTTTGTAAACACGCAGATAAACTCCCATTCCTTGAGATCCTCGGAAAAGATATTTACACATACTCAATTGATGAGGATGAGGTGTATTTGGAATTCGAAAGTGAGTTTATGAAGTTAATGACAACTGCTCAAGAAGAACTTGGGAAAGGAAGAGAGTAAAATGACTACTACAAAAGAAGAAAAATTTGAATTCTACAATGGGATATTTAGTTTTTTATTGTCAATCGGACATAGCAATACACTACTTCGTGCTGTTTCTAAGAAGTGTTATTTTAAAGATATGGAGTCTGCTCAGAATATTTTAGAAAAAATTGCTTTTGACGCTATCCACCAGGCCTGGCATAGGATATTTTTGTTTTATGATGAAATACAAATAAGAGAGCCAAAGTTCAGGGCTTCATTATATAATTTTGGGGAACATGCTAAACAACTCCCTATAAATGAAATTATCTTGAACGAAAAATACACTTATTCTATCGAAGATGATGAAGTGTTTTTAGAATTCGAACGCGAGTTCATTAAATTACTAACGACCGCACGAGAAGTAATCATGAAAGCTATCGACGATGTTTCGAAAGAATAACAAAAAATCAGATCTTTACAATATTGAAGTTGTTTATGAGATTGTCGACAAGACCAAAAACAACGAAAAGAAAACGGTAACAGAGAAGATACCTTTAACGATAACGGACAAACAAAAGATTGACCAGTTGAAGAAGTACTACCAGTTGATAACTATATCAAAGGGTATCGCGTATCTCCATATTGGATTGTGTATTCTGGGGGCTTGTTTATTTCCTTTCTGTGATATGTCTTGGTTGTTACTATTAGAATCTCTTAATAAGACTCTTCTTTCAGGTTTGATATTAGTTCTATCTCATTTCTTTAAAAAACATATTGATAAAGAAACAGAGGCGATTGTAGGATTTATAGCCAATCGCCATGTTTGCTCTAAAGCAATTCTAGAGAACATAGCATGCTCAGAGAATACTAAGCTGAATTAACATTAATGGAGAAAAAAATGACATTTAAACCATTGCACGATCGCGTGCTTGTAGAACGCCAAGAACCTACTGAGAAAACTACTGGTGGGATTTTTATCCCCATCTCAGCAAAAGAAAAACCAGCAGAAGGTAAGGTGATTGCCGTTGGAGAGGGTATTCGTAAAGAAAACGGTACAATTTTGGCGCTCAACGTAAAAGTAGACGACAAAATCTTGTTTGCTAAATATTGCGGCAATGAAGTGACGATTGATGGTAAAGACTACATCATCATGAAAGAGTCAGATATTTTAGGAATTTTAAACTAATAAACTAGGAGACAATAAGAATGGCTAAAAGAATTTTATTTGCAGAAAAAGGTCGCGAAAAGATTTTGCGTGGTGCACAAATTTTGGCAGACGCAGTAAAGGTAACGTATGGTCCAAAAGGTCGTAACGTGCTTATTGAAAAAACAAATGGTTCACCTAAGATTACTAAAGATGGTGTGACAGTTGCTCGTGAGATCGATTTAGAAGATAAGTTCGAGAACTTAGGGGCTCGCACCCTTCGTGAAGCAGCTATTCGATCTGCCGATCTCACTGGTGACGGTACAACAACTGCTACTGTTTTGGCACAAGCAATTTTGACTGAAGGGCATAAAGTTATTGCAGCTGGTATGAATCCTATGAATATTAAGCGTGGTATTGATCATGCAGTTGAAGTTGTAGTTGAACACTTAAAGAACAGTGCAAAGAATGTAAGTACTTACGAAGAGATCGCTCAAGTTGGTACGATTTCAGCAAATGGTGAGCGCGAGATTGGTGACATGCTCGCACAAGCAATGGAAAAAGTCGGTAAAGACGGTGTGATCACAGTTGAAGAAGCAAAATCATTAGCAACTGAATTAGAAGTTGTTGAAGGTATGTGCTTTGACCGTGGGTATTTGTCATCTTACTTTGCAACTAACACTGAAAAAATGATATGCGAGTTAGATAATCCATTAGTGTTGATTCATGACAAGAAAATCACTTCATTACAACCTTTGGTTAAAGTTTTGGAAAGCGTATTACAATCTAGCCGTTCATTATTGATCATTGCAGAAGATGTTGAAGGTGAAGCGTTAGCTGCTCTTGTATTAAATAGATTGCGCAGTGGATTGCGGGTGGCTGCTGTTAAGGCCCCAGGTTTTGGTGATCGCCGTAAAGCAATGTTAGAAGATATTGCCGCATTAACAGGTGGTCAATTGATCTCTGAAGAACTGGGTATCAAATTAGACGGTGTTACTGTTGATATGCTTGGAACGGCAAAGCGTATCGCTGTATCTAAAGATGAAACAGTGATCGTTGATGGAGGTGGAAATAAAGATGATATCCAAGCACGTTGCAACCAAATTCGCCAACAAATTGAACACAGTGATTCAGAATATGATCGTGAAAAATTACAAGAACGCTTAGCTAAATTAGCAGGCGGTGTTGCAATCGTTCGTGTGGGTGGTGCAACTGAAGTTGAAGTAAAAGAAAAGAAAGACCGGGTTGAAGATGCTATGCATGCGACACGAGCTGCTGTTGCCGAAGGTATTGTACCTGGTGGTGGAGTTGCGTTGTTGAATGCTATCCAATCATTAGAGAGTATTCAGTTAGAGCACCAAGAACTACGTGTTGGCGTGGATATTATTCGCAAAGCATTAGAAGCTCCAATTCGTCAGATCTTAATGAATGCGGATATTGAACCATCTGTGATTGTGAATAAAATCACAGAAAATAAAGATGTTAACCTTGGGTATGACGCTCAAAATAACGAGTATGTTGATATGTTGAAAGCTGGAATTGTAGACCCAGTAAAGGTTGTGCGCTCAGCACTTCAAAATGCGGCTTCAGTGTCTGGTTTATTAATCACAACAGATGCAATGATTGTAGAAAAAGAAGAACCAAAATCAAATACTGGTAGTCATGGAATGGATCCTGGTATGATGGGAATGTAATTCTTTTTATCATCTAACAAGCCTCCCAGAAGGGAGGCTTGTTCTTGAGTTAAAACTATTTCACTTTCAATTTGCTTTCTGTTGCTCTAGATGTAGCTCACGCATGATTTCTTGTCGGAGCTCGATACGCTCTTTTTCTTTCTTTGTTTTATCTCGTTTCTCACCTTCTCCTGTTGAGTGAATCAAACCTGTAATAAAGCATGTCAGTACTAATAGGATATAAAACCTTTTTAAAAAGGGATAGGCTATTTTACTTTTTCCAGTAAGATTAAGATCGTCTGCCGAATGTGCCAATAAGAATAATCCAAACCAGTTTAAGATAAGCACTACAAATACGATTAGTCCGGTTTCAATATATTCGTTCATTTTTACCTCTTTATTGGAGCTACTAATATAGGTGTAATTGGTCTCACACTACTACCACGACACTTATGATAAGACTCATCTTGAGATATGTTGTATGTGAAGAATCCAACTAATGCACTTACCATTAAAAGGACTATGATCCATCTTACAATTGAAGCTATTCTCGCTTGGTTATGTGACAACCTATAAAAATAATGGTCAAAGTCTAAGAACGCTAACCTAAGCATAAACACAACATAAATTATCACTAAACCTGCAGCCACCATATGACTAAAGAAACTATCCATCTATCACCCCATAATCCTCCTATTATCCCATATATAACCTCAAACTGTAGCGTTTTATTAAAATTTTTCAACACAAAACACCTGATTATGCTACTATTACTGGATATTTGGGAGTTATCATGAGCGAAAATAATAAGAATATTGTTAAAAAACCAAAAAAGCCAATTGTTAAGGTCAAAGAGTCCGAATTCTTGGCTGATTTTAAGAAAAGTGCAGCTGTTTTCTTTCCAGTTTTCCGAAATGCAGTCATTCCTCCTTTAAAAGTGGGTGTTAATAAGGAAATTAAGTCCATTTTACGCGAAAAAGGTGTTCCAATTAGCTCGGATAAACTCAATAAGTTCTTGTTTTTAATTACCTCAACGTTAGAATACAAAAAACAGATTGCAGAGACCGATTCTCGCTTTGATTTAGATGGAAATCCCGCAGGATTAATCACTGAGAGTGATAAAAAGGATGCAAGAGAATCTATTCAGTACTATTACTATTTAATAAAGGAGGCAAAAGAAAAAACTAAAAAGAAAAACTCACCTAAAGCACCTAAAGCACCTAAAGTCACCTCAAATAAAGGAGTTAAATATGGAAGATAAAGAACTTCAAGCATTACAACAATACAAAATCCGAAATCACTTTGAGAACCTAGGTCGTGAGCTTGAGAAACTCGTTATGTTCAGCTTAGAACAAACAGCCGAATATACAGGATATTCTGAATATAAATTACAGGATTTCTTCGTAGGACAAGGATTAACACCCGAAATATATGTGGACTTAAAGATTAAACTTACGAGTGATGATTATGTTCGACCAGATAGGTTTAGGGTGTGTGGATATAAACCAAAATTGATCACGACAGATACCGAATATTTAATTACGAAAGATACATTTAACTCTTTAGAGAGTATGATTTTCTGGGATGGTGTTTTTTCTCTTTATGATCAAGTCGATGTTGAAGTTGTTAGCGAAAAAGAAATTAAAACATATGTTTATACTTCTGAATTTATATACAAATGTATGTCACAATCTCCATTGTTTCTTTCTGATGAGTTTCAAGCTTATCAAGAATCAAAATCATTCATGAAGAAATATTAGGGATCTATTACTAACCACAAAGAAATATTATGGATCTACTACTAATTAATTCAAAAAGGTTCTATTACTTATAGCAATATTTTTGAGCTTTCCAACGGGATATACGAGCTGATTACTATTACTTGGTTGCATCATTGTGAAGTTAGACGCCCTTATTAAACAACTGTGTTCTATTACTGTTTATTTAGTTTCTGATATACGATTCAAGTAAATCATAGTGTTCTATTACAGTATCATGCACACCACTATTTTGTATGGATATACGATATTAGTAAATCATAACGTTCTATTACTCTTTATCGAAAGATAACTTTTTATTTTTGGTATACGTATTCTATTACAGTAGATAATTTATTGACACACTTAGTTAGTAAATACGATCTTATAAAACAATAAGGTTCTATTACTATAACGAGTGGCCTGGATCCTCAGGATCTATCACTAATTCTCTGATTCGGTTACAAAATGTAACCACCTGAAACTGTTAAGGACTATTATTATAAATTCCTTCGATGATTAAAGATTGTGCAAACAGTAGAACACCGTGTAAAACAACTCTATTACGCTCAATAATTAATTGATTTATTATGTTTATCCACAGAAATTGTGGATAACTATTACTTTTTATTTTTCTAATATGTGAATCTATTACCACGATGAATTACAAATATGATTCTTTTACTACAAAGACGCTAAAGCTAGGATTCTATTACTTTATAGCTATTACTATTTGGTTATGGAGTTGTTAGGTTCTATTACTCATACGCAAGAATTTTTCAAATATATTACAGTATACAACCTTTAAAAAAGATAAAGTTCTATTACACAACTATTTTATTAATTTTCTATTACACCCAAGCATTTCTATTACCTAGTTATTTAATTAGTAGTGCAGAATTTTGGTATACGACCCTATAAAATCATAACATTCTATTACTCATTTTAGTGTCCTTAATAAAAAACATGCGCGAGCTATACAACCTTGTAAAAGAATAAGGATCTATTATTTAATACAGAGATATTTTGGGTATATTACATTATGATTCAAAAACATTCTATTACTTTAAAAGTACTCGACTGTAAGATTCTATTATGCAGAAAAACTCTTAAGATAAAAACGTTCTATTATCCCCAGTTGTTCGGAAGTCCTTGTAATCTCTATTACTACATTCTTAATGAGATTCTATTACTAAACTAACTAAGTGTGTCCTTCTTAAATTATAAAGTTCTATTACATAACTGATTTTATTGGTTTCTATTATCTAGAAGCTTCTTTTGTCTGGAAACTTATTAAATTATAACGTTCTATTACTCATACGATACCATCAAGTTCAAATCTTTTGATATACGATCTTATAAAGACATAAGTTTCTATTACTCCTAATTGATAATAATGAGCGTCTATATCGATTTACGACCTTGTTAAATCATAGATTTCTATTACTTACAGAATGGAAAAAATGTCCCCGCTGCTGGTATACGATCTTGTTAAATCGTAGTTTTCTATTACAATCAAAACCAAACTGAGTTCGCTTCTGTACTATACGATCACGATCTATTACTGGAGCGGCTTAAGAACTATTACTCTACAGTAAAATCACTTGAACTTCTTTTGCTATACGATTTTATTAACTCATAACATTCTATTACTGAGACACTACCAGACACTACCCCTATTACTGATCAAGCAAGTGAACTTACTGCCTTTATGATATAGAATCTTATGTTTTAATAATGTTCTATTACAAGAGATGAGCAAAATAAGGTTCTATTACTGACAAAAAGTAGTCGGATGCCCAATATGGGGTAGACAAACTTATAAAATTATAGGTTTCTATTACAACAAATCCAAACACACTCTTTTTAGGTAAATGACCATTAAAAACAACTAGTCTCTATTACAGAAAATATCTCAAACAAAATAACGTTCTATTACCACACAAAAGAGATACCTATTTTAATACACGGTATACGACCTTCTAATTTAATAACGTTCTATTACATTACGTCAAAGGATTTAGAATCATTGGGTTTCTATTACTCTCTAATAGATTCTGTGCGAAGTATATTGGGGGGGCGACCTTATTAAACAATAAAATTCTATTACTTAAGCCAGAGATCTTCTTGTGAAGCTTTAGGATATACGATCTTGTGATTCGTTAACGTTCTATTACTCATGGCTAGATATTAAGGTATACAACCTTATAAAATCATAACATTCTATTACTTGTACAGCATGTTATAATATATGAAAGATGTTATACGACCTTATAAAATCATAGACTTCTATTACCAAACTCAGATATGGTATATGATCTTATAAAATTATAATGTTCTATTATTTCTTGACGAGGATCCAGCTCTCTTTCTTTGGAATACAACCTTATGATTTAAAAAGGTTCTATTACTCAGGATGCGTTTGAATATAAAATTTTGGTGGCATTTTTCCTGTCGCCCTCTCCCATTGGAGTTCGCTTAACAAGCAGATGCCGTAGCCACAGACGGCCTGATTATTTTTGTATTTCTTTTTTAACTATGTGATCCAACCAGTTATAGAAAACAACAACAACTATAACGAAACTTATATTATTAACTTAACGTTGTTAATATACCGTTTACTTTTATTTAATCAATCGGTATTTTGGCTAGCGTTGATTTCCTGCCACACCTTTTTAATCTCTCTCACTCGGACAGGACTCATCACTAATATTTTCGAGATCTTTTGAGCAGTAAACCCTTCATCTAACAATCTCATCACTTCAGATATGTTGTTTAATGTTTTTTCAGTAGGACCCTTCGGGCGACCACATGGTATTTTTTTCTGCCCAATTTTACGGTGATGCTCGACATGGCTAACGAGTAAATCACAAAACTTTGGGAGTAAGTTGATTACTTCTTCTTCTTCTGGTTTTACGTTCAAGAAGGAGAGAGTTGCACCTCGTTTTACTATGCGGCGGATGAACTTAAAGAAAATAGTTAAGTTATAGGGCATGCTGTTGAAATCGTGCAACACTACCTTATCATGTTTTTCAATAAATTTTATCATATCAAAAAACTGTTTTTTGGTAGTCTGCTTAGGGCAGAAATCTGCATACAACAAGTCGCATCCAGCCAATGTTAACGCGGTTTTTGCATTGTTGAACGCCTCTTCGTTCCACCGTTCCCAAACATATCCAATCTTCATATTATTATGCCCCTAGTTAAAAAAAACATATTAGCTATGCAAACAGTGATTGACAAGGAATCATAGCAACGATAGAGTTTTTGAATACCTTTAAGAGAATTACACCTCATATAAGAAGGTTTTAAAAAACAATAAAAAAAGATTTAATAAAAGACATAGCTGGGACGCCGTTTAATATGCAAAACACTTTTAGAATTTCAATAAGAGAAAAAAAAGAGGACTTTTTCAAGTCCCCTACTGTTTTGAATTCTATCTGGTCCGCCAAGATTTTGAAAGAATCAATAACCCCCAGAGAAGGGAGGTCTATCAAATGAATAATATCCCCAAATGTAATTACGCGCAACAGAAAAAGTTTAAGTGGTTTCAGTCCGAAATCTTAACTGACTCAAACCTCACTACTTCTCAGAAGGAAATCCTAGTATTTTTACAACTGATTCAAATCGGTGGGATAGTCCCTTTGTGTTCTTTGATTTCTCGGTGGTCACAAAAACCCAATAGTTCTAAGGTTATTCCTCCTTCTCAGCTTAAGGTACATCTGCGCTTTCTTGAGAAAGGTGGCTATATCAAACGGCTTAAAGAGTATAAAAAATATACAGCCATAGAGGTGTTGTATAATAATCACAGTGATAAAAAAATCACTTATGTAGATGCAACAATTCCTAAAGACATCACACTCTCAATGTCAGATATCTATAACTTCTGTGTTCGTCAAACTCTCGAAACCAAAGAACGCTCTTGGCAGTCGTATATGTCAGTTAAAATAGGTCAGTCTCGTAACACTTTCGCGAAGTATACAAAGCGTTTACAGATTCATGGTTATCTGGATCGCTCCTCCGTAAAATTCAAAGATTACCGAATTAACCGTTATTCAATTAATAAGAACTACTTACTTTTGTTTAAACGTAAAGCCACGGTTTATAAGGCTCAAACGCAAAAGGATGATTTTTGTGCACATGTTTTTTTAATTAACATTAAAAATAAAACCTTAAAGAGTTACCAAAAAGATTTTTCAGAAAAAGAGAGGTTTTCTTGGAATCTCCCAGGGTACAAGAAGGGCTTAGCAGAGAAGTTCTCCAGGATGAAAGATCCCGAAATTAGGTTCATGCGAAAATACGTTCGATCTATCCTAGAAAAACGAGGAGTGCTGCCGCGAGTTTACAACTTCGACAGCTTGTTCGATAAGCTGCTGTTTGATCGGCTGCCCAAAAACGAGAAGATCTTGTTCGAGAATGTCTTTCATTTCTGCTCGTATCTCGCTGGAATGATGACAAATCTGGTCAACGGATCAAAGAAAAAAGATTTTGTGAACGTGAATATTCCCAAGTTAGCTGCCCCATTTATGCCGCTGCTGAAGAAAACTTGTTTACAACATACTGCTCCTCCCTTAAGATGGGATGACCAGTATTAAAACCAATCGGTTTAGTTTTAATGCTCTCAAGTAAATTGCTAGAAAAAGAAAAACAAAATGCAAGAACACTTACTTCAACTCGTTATGATTGGTCGAGTTTACGAAGCACCATTCAAATCCTACGGGCAAGATCAAACCTGTTTCTTTAATATCCCTGTTTGCGTAGACCAGAAAAGCGGGGTGCCTGCCCGAATCACTGTTACGTGTAAAATGGATAATGCACATCAATTTATGGACTTTACTCCGAAAATAGACGATATAATCGGAGTAAAGTCTGACATGGTGATGACTGAAAACAACATTAAGAACGGTCCTCTGGTTCCTCAGGGTATTTTATCCAACCCCGAAAAACACAAAGTGAGAAAAATTGATGTTTGAGGATATCATCGAAGTCTTAGCGAAGAACCCAGATATGACGACTCGATCTGTCGATAGTTTAATCGAACGTATTGGTGAGATAACCATACTTAAAGACTTACTCGTACGACATGGAACAACTACTCAAAAAAGACACGGTAAAGTTTTGTTCTTCAAATTCTTCTTTAAAGACAAACATTTATGTCGGTTGAACTTCATTTTCCCAATAGAAAAGAGTGGAATGCTCTTCAAGCTATGGCGCATTAATCCAAAAGCTCCAATCTCTACTAAAGATCTCATGACCGCAAAACATTGGAAACTTTACAAGATGATGAAAGAGCTTGGTGAAAAAATTATTGAAAAAAAATCAGAACATTACGAAGGATGCGTCTATCCAATCGTTGAGAAAAGGCTAGATGGCTCCATTGTTTTTAGTACCTATCGTCTTCAGAAGATTGTCTGTCCCCGTTAGTGGGTATAGGGATCCTTATATCATCGGTATAATCTGTTGTAGAATATTCGTCCCGAAGCTTCTCCACCATGCTTGAAAAGTTCTTATGCTGGAATTCATCATTCGTTTGAATAAAGTTATGGGTTGTTAAGTAATCCACAGTCATCGAAAACGTATCCACAATATCTCTAGCAGCTTCTACGTTGTGAGGGAAGTTACAACAGGCTTTGATAAATCGATCTGCAATAGAATGAGGCCTAGACATATCATATCGGTCTGGCATTACCCAGATTCTACCAGACTCAACCATTGGAGTTGTTAAACGAGCACGCAAGACTTTACCATCCTCATTCTTACCGTACATGCGGGTTCCTAAACGCGGAGGAATATAGGGGAGGGCATTTATACTTAACTTGCGCAAATGCTGCACCAGAGATAACCCGTTTGCCTTACCTTCAATTAATAAAATATCTACAGGAGCATGCCCGTGGTGTGGTTGGGTTTTATCAGTATCATGAATGTTGTAGTATAAGCGTGCGATCATTTTTGCTAACTCGTTCCACTCTTCTTTGCCATGCCAAGAGTTTAAGAACATTAAATTATGAACGCCATCTTTCTTGAATACTCCCCAAGATGTACAGGCAGAATAACTCGCAGTCGCCGTAACGGTGATGGCTGTATCCCAACTCTGTATAACGAAATCAAACTTCGGAGGCATTGGATGAGGCCAGATCTTAAACCAGTCTCGGCTGAAGACTCCACCTTTATCTGGAACTGGTAAACACTGATAAAGCGAAGAAAACTTAACCGCACTCATCGTCTTTTTAGTTCTCTCTACTTCACGCTTAGAATATCTGTGAGGGTTAATATATTCGCCATCTTCTGTCCTAGGATCTTGCCAGAATATCTTGTTAGATCCTGGTAAATATGTCACACATTTTCTAGAAGAGTCGTATTCAAACGGCATTTCAACGCTAATTAAATCATCAAACCCCTTAGATTTAATATGCGAATAAAAATCATTAGAAGCTACCCGGTGCTGGTTCACCACAAATATAGTTTTTTCTGGGTCATTTTGACGGTGAATAAACACGTTATCAAACAGTTCATTCGTGTGATCCAGTAAGCTTGGTTTATCTGCGTCTACGATATTGTTGGGGTCATCGAACATAATTATAGTTCCACCTTGACCCGTGTTGTGTCCCTCTAGGCTGTTTGCAATTCGTTCACCTGAAAGATTATTAGCTGTTTTGTGTTTGTTTGTTTCGATCAAGAAGAACATATCCCCAAACACTTGTTGGAAAGGTTCACTCATGATTAAGCGTTGCATGTACGCGTTGTCACGCTTTGCAACTTGATCAGAATAAGAGGTCGCTAAAATACGTTCTTTTGGGTTATTTATCCATGTCCAAGCGGGCCACATGACATTAATGAAGGTAGACTTAGCTTCACGTGGTGGGGCAGTAAACAGAAAGAATTTATACCATCTATGATAGAGGGCATACAGATGCTCTTTAAGTGCATCAAATGTGTAGCCAGGAATCAGTGGTGTAGAAGTACTCGCATAAGGCCAGAAATCTTTATAAAAAAGACCAAGATCTTTTTGATATGTTTCTCGTAATTCTAAGATAATAGGTTCAACTGCACCATTTAATAGTCGGTCGATCCCGTTATAGGTCGACTTGAGGCGTTTAACCTCTTTGTTGAGGGTATAAAGAAGGGACATACATTTTTGTTATTATTATTAATTAAATTGATTGTATTCGATTTAAATGAAAAAAAACAGGGGGCTTACACCCCCAATAACTTTTTGTTTGATATTATGAACTTTTTAGGCTCATGAGCGTACTTTAACTCGTTTTTGATTTAAAGTAAATGGGACACGTTTAGGAGCCGTTACAAAAGTTTTCTGTCCAAAAATAGAGTAGTTCTCGATTTGGATATGCGAGAATGACGGCATCGAAAACGTTTTATCCTCATAGTAGAAGCTTTCTTCGACTCCATCCTCGTAGACTTTCTTTGTAATGTTCTTCATCATGATTGCTGAATTCGAGCGGTTGATCGTGTTAAAAAAGCCCTCTACCACCGTTTTGAAATTACCCTTCTCATCCATTTTCTTAAGAATAATCTTACAGTTCTTAAAGAGCGATCCTTTGAACTCAAACGATGAATCTAATGGTGCAACATGGCGTCCATCAATGATGATATTTGGTAAACGGTTTTTAATGGCATCCATCGCATATATAGGACAAATATACAGTTTGAAATCTTTCGAAAAGACATCTACTCGGACTAGATCTCCATTAGCCGCTACACCATTGGATTTAAAGATACCACTTCGCATATCAATGAAGATCTCAACCCCGTAAATCCTAACTGGCATGTTAAATTTACCAGGAACAAATATTGGATCGATAAACGCTTTTTCACCTTTGTCGTTATGGGCTTCTAACCGAGCTTTGATTTCCGCAACAATTGGAACCATTTTCGGATGATCAGCTGCCACAATCTTATCAATATGAAGAAGTCTTAAGTTTTCCAATCTAACGAATTGGCGAACCTTGTTTTCTTTGTTTTCACACAACTCAGGATCAAGAACAAAGTTTTCATGTTCTTCGTAGATCTCTTTCATAATAGGTGGTAAGCGATATAAGGTTTCACCATGAAGCTCACCTTTAACCTTAGCGCAAATCATTCGGTTTAATTTAGCCTTAGATAATGCCTCTTTAATTTTATCTGCAAAGCTTAAAAATGGCATCGGAACAGACTCAAGTTGCTCATCAGCTTTTAAGGCGTTCGAAATATTTTCTACTATATTACGAGAAGCATATGTCAATAAAATTGCTTCTAAAATCTTCTCAGTAGAATCAATTTTCTCACCATCACCATCCACAGCTTGAATATCATGTAGATTCCAAAAACTCTTTAAAGATGAAAGGAGTTGTTTCGGGATTGCGTGCACTCGATTCTTGTCGAATAAATATTGAGTTAAGTGCTCTTTGAACCGTTTATTAATATAACGAGAGTCGTTTATATGGCGGCTCTTGAGCTCTTCTTCGTTAATCTCTTCACATAATAATTTTTCGATCTTGCGCTTTCGAATCTGTTTATCTTCATACATTTTGTTGAGCTCGCTTACGAAACCTTTCCAATAATCATCGTTATCTTTAGAGATCTCATAGAGCGTCTTATTCTTCTTTTTAGCTAAAACCTCTGCATATACCAAAGCTTTGTTGTCAAAAGAATCGTCAAACGAACGAGAGTATGGAATGATATGTGTGACTGCAACTTTGTTACTAATTAACAAATTTTCTGGGATTGGTTTGTTTGTAAATAAGCACTTCTTATTTTGAAGTAACCACAGCTTACCTTTTGTAATAAAATGGTCGGAAACATTTTCAATGCCAAGCTGTAAGAATATCTCGCGGACTTCATCGTTAATCTGTTGATTAACTTTGTTCCGACTTACCATTTTTCTACGGTCAGACATAGACTTACCCAGTTCTTTTGAAGAAGTAATAAAAACATCATCAATTGGATATTCATTCATAATTGAATTCAAAAGTTTACGTGCTTCGGCGTTCACCCTATCTACTACTGGGTTCTTTGTCGATTCAAACGGTGGGAGCTTTTTAACATGGGCTGAGGTTAATTCATTCTTAAAATATTCTTCATAGATATCTCGATAAGTATAACCTTCTTGTAGGTGTTGGATAAAAAAGTTCATCGCTTTAATTGAGAGAGAAGACGTGCCAGAAAATTGAGTTAACGCTGATAGTTTTTCAACAATGTCGAAAAGATCTTCTCTTTGTCCGTGGATACACCCAAACTCCTCAAACAAAGAAATGATCTTTTCTCTCAGATCATCATAATCAAAAATGAATGACAAAAGAAAGATTAATTTATCGTAAAATTGAATCGCCACGGCATTATCTAAAATTTGATCTGGATGTTTCTTATCGAGAGGGAACTTAAAATCAGGAATAGAATTCACAATAGGCTGCAACGCATGGAATGATGAGAACTCAAAAAACGCAGAGCTAGTGCCATTCTCCTCTAGATTTATTTTGTATTCCTCAGTTATTTTTAATATTTTTCTCAAGCGATTCCAGCTCACCTTCTTTACTTGGAAAACATCAAATATGATAGTTCTTACATGCTCAAGGGTGATTTGAAACTCTTCATAGCTGGGTTTATACCGTACGATACGTAGCGAGTTAATCTTCTGTAGGAGGTTAAAAATATTTGTGGTGAAAGAGTGTTTTGGGGCTCTCTTTTCTTCTGGATAAATGGAACAGTTACCAATCATCTGTTCGACAGCTTTGAGGGGACGCTGCCAAAACAAGATTGATTTAATTTTTTCAGCAGATTCTGGTGTTAAAAAATCAGACTTTAAATTTAGTTGTGAACTTACAATTTGATCATATTCATTTATGAGCATTTCGCGTGTTGGGAATGATATAAAGTTTCCATTACGGTTACGCTTAATGGGGTTGTTTTTTAAGTATTCTGCATAAGTACGCGCAGATGATTGAGAGAGTTGTTCTTTTGTTTTATTCATTAAATCTAAAAACAAACCCTTCTTGTCGTCATCTTCATTATTTAGACGATTAGATGAATAACCACGTGTGTTAGAAATGTGACACACGACAGATGCAAACTCAGATATGGTAAGTTTTTCGTCTAATGCTTTGACACGAACATTCCATGCATCACGCATCAATCCAGCAAAAAGGGGAGACTCTTTAAACTGAAACGCTTTATACATATACTGCTTTAATCGTAATAATCTGCGTTTCGTTCTCTTCAAAAGTAGGCGTTTACGTCGTGCCTGCGCGCGGGGCATATTAAGGCTTTCCCCAGTTTTGGGGTTCTCTGCGGGTGTGAAATAATGAATCCCACTAATCTTGATTGGATCAGTGCTATTAGACTGGTCCACAACCGAATATGCGATAAATGATGGTGCTAAATTTAAACCTAAATACATGCTCTTCTTTCTTTCAAAAATTTTAAATATTATAAACCAGTTGCTTCTTATATCAAAAAAGTTTATAAAGATTATGATTATTATGTATATCTATTAAAACTGCCTTCAGAAATGATTGAGCGGGTAAAGCTCTGGACCGATTCATTCGGTCCATCTTTTATTTTGAGCTTTGATTTTTCAGTTGTTTGTTTATAATTAAGACATAATAAAAACAATAAGAAGAACGATATGTCAAAATTATCCAAAGAATCAAAGAACTACTCTTCTGATCTAGCTCCTAGCACACACGACTATGAAATTAAATTAGATGCTCCCCAAAAAACAGATATCCGAGGTACTCTTCAAGATGAAGCCATGGAACTCTCTCATGAAGAGCGATTCAAAATACTAGCTACTACCATCTCTCGTTTAGCTCCAGGAATTTATGTCGAGCCCATTGAATACCGTCCATTAGGATTAAGTGAAACTATTCCAAATAGTATTTTCACGTTCTTTTTCCATGTCCCCTACAATATTCCGATCACTCAATATAATCTCGTTTCGCAAAATGTATTGCTCAAAAGATCATTCATTGGGTTGATTGTAGAGCCACCAAAATATGAATACATCCGTGAAGTTCCGGATTCAAATGTTGATTTAACAAGGTTCCAAGTTTGGAAACGAGATATGGCTCGTCACCCAGTTTATAAACAATATATGGATTTCTGTGAGAAATATAACTGGTATATGTTTTCTGAGTTGTATGAGCATCAGTTCTTTTCATACATTAATCAGTTGATTAAATTCAACGGTAAGGTTGCAGGCACGTCTGGATATTAGGCATGACGCTCTCTAAGGATGTGTTGATTCAACAAGCGAAGCTTCGGTACGATCGCGAAAAAAAGTTCGAAGAAGCCGACTTGTCCTTTATGGTCAATATATCTACTATGACGCAACTTGCTAATGCCTATAAGAAATCTTTTAATTTATTGGCTCAAAAAAAGATAACACCACGTGGACTCAAGGATATTTTAGAGTGCTTAGCAGAATATCTAAAGATTATTGAAAAGATGGAAATCACAGTTGTTGTGAATGAAATCGAAAGCCTTAAAACAAGCGCCCGAGAAATTTGTACTACCCACTCGTTACCCCCGAACATTAGAGAAGGGGTTAACGACGTAGTAGTAAAACCTAACCTAGATTTTTACGAAAGCGCAATGAAGAGAATCCAAGACTCTAACGATGAGTCTTAGGTTTATGGAATTTCCGCTTGGATGGATGACACACATTCCCAACCTTGAATTCTTTTTTAACGCTGTAATTCTTTAAATGAAAACGAGCTTTTCTAATAAGACGTTTTATGAAATTTAGTATCATTGTACAAAGTCCTCAACCTATATAAATTAAACCGATGTTGATAGTTTTTCTTAGATTTTCTAATCCTATAGGTGCGATACAAACGCTCCCCCATATAAAAAGAAATCAAACCGCTTAAGAAAACTAAGGTTATTATTATTATGTTCATGATCGTTTTCCATTTTTACCAAGAGTAGTTTAGACACAAAATACGAAATAGATAAAGTTTTTTGTTGCGTGCACCATTCCTAATTGTATACCCTATTTATGCAAACAGTGTTTTCAAACAAAAGTATTTTTCGCGTTTTTGCGGTGCAACTTTTTTACAAACATGAATGCTCTCTCTTGTCTGACAAAAGGATGATAAGTTGGTTTGAAATAAAGATAAGAACAATAATAATCACTTCAAATCAATCTGAACCATCCTTCTTTTTTTCACGTTGTACCCTCACTCCAAAAATCCTAAAATAGAATAAATAAAAAAACTTGCCGCAGTGGTGCGGTGAATGCTCGAGAGCGACTTCAAGTCTGGGCCGAGAAGATTTTAAAAATCAACCTTAACAATAATAACAATAAAAGGTTTTAAAAATGGCAGAATTATCCCCTAATGGATTTGTTCAACAGATGTCTTGGAGCTCCTCATCTATGGCGCAAGCGGGCATTGTTGAATTTCCTTACCCTCCTTTTTTACACGGCTTTGCTAACGATGTAGCAATTACGACACCAGTTGATAAATTCGGATATGCTTTACCATCAACAACAACGCCATATGATGCAAGCTTATACGGATTTATCTTCCCTTATCCAATCAGTACGACTAATGCCGATTTTACATTTTATCCAGTAATTGGAGTAATAACTGGATTTAAATACCAACCTCTAAGTCAAAATGGAGTGGTAATTAGTGCATCAAATTATCTTAAAGATACTCCATTAATGCCTGGAACAGGTGTAACAGCATTAGTTCAAACAGATTTGCAGAATATTTATAAGGTGCAAGCGACCGGAGATACTCCAATCCCAACATCTCAATTCCCAAGCGGATATTCAGCAGATGTTACAGGTGTTCCATCTATCTTCTTATTTTCCAATGGATTAATTACAGCAGCCAAAACATATACAATCACAGCTCCTCCACTAATAGCTCCACAAATTGCAAATTATAGTTTTGCAGAAGGCGATAAATCTTTTGGTGGTGTATCTAATATGTCTATTACTCTCGATGATGGTGTAGGTAGTGGTCCAGGTCCAGTAAGTAATTTCGGTGCTCCAGCAAACATTATGGGAGTTGCCCCTGGATCAATTTGGTCTGCACCTGATGTATCCGTTGTAGAAACGAATCCTTATCTATATGTGAGACTACAAAGTGGTATGTGGGCGTATGTAAATGCAATGATTTACGTTTAAAAAAAAAACGTTCCTAAAAAAAAGAACAATAACAAGGAATTAAAAAATGCAAACTATCAATACCTCACAAACTATGATGCTGTTACAACCAGGTTTAATGTCTGTAACAGACGTTTACCCTACAGTAAAAAAAGAATTCGAAACATTTTTCGAGCATCAAACAACTCAACGTGCGTATGAAATCACAGCGGAAATGCAGATGATGGGCGCAGCGCAAATAACCCAAGAAGGTGCATCATCCTACTCTGATACGATTTCTCAAAATGGTCAAAAAGTCTTTACGATTAAAAAAGCCACCTTGATGATCGCGCCAACTCAAGAAATGTTAGCGGATAACCTCTACAAAGAAATGCAAGTGCCTCAATTTGGTACTGCCTTTATGCAATCCCACATTCAACGTCAAAACTTAGAAGCCTTTAAGATTTTGAATGAAGGTTGGAATTCAACAAATGTAGGCTGGGACAACCAACCATATTTTTCTGAATTGCATCCAATCCAAGGTGACGTTCAATCAAATACATTGCCAATCAACTCGCCATTGCATGAGTTATCAATTAACCAATTGATTTCCAGAATGATGTACATGAAAGGGCCAAACGGCTTCCCAATTATCGTGAAGCAAGCTGGAAAGCTAATTGTGTCTCCTCCAATGTCAATGCAAGCATATACGTTGTTAAAATCTCCAACACGTGTAGGAACTGCATCATTCGAGTTAAACGCAATTAACGGTATGGGATTCTTCAAAGATAACGATTTTGAAATTAACCACTTCATTATACCGAATGGTTATTTCTTTAGATCTTCAGTTAAAGGTGCTCGATGGTTAGAACGTGAAAGTTTGAAAACATTACAAACTCCAGATTCAGCGAACTGGACTCTGCAAATCTCATCCATGATGCGTTATGTGTTCAACTTCGATAACTGGCGTTCAGCGTTTGCTGCGAAAGCTCCAATGGTTCAGGGAACAGACTAGAAAGGGTTAATTATGCCTATCTCAGCTAGTATTGATGCAGTTACCTCCTCTGCTTATGTCCTGGGTACACAATATCCCACCGGCTTAAGAGCGGGGAACTTTCAAAGCGAAGGGTCAACCGTCGCACGGGGAATTGGGGTAGGCTTAACTTCCCCATATTCCTTTGATTTTGCTGTACTCTTAGAGCCATTTATCGTTCAAACGTTTAGTGGACCAGGATATTTTTCTTTAACGAAAAATTACAGCGGACTTGAAGTTGTATCTCGTGGTGATCGAGTTGTGAATCTTAATGTGCCGAGATGTATTCAATCTCAAAGCACGGTAGCTCACACTGTCACAGTTTCTGGATATGAATTTTACGACAGGAAAATGCTGACTAAAGCTTCGAGTGTTAATGTATCTGGCGAACAAACTGCACAAGTTGTTCGTCCATATAAAGGAATCACAGCTGTCTATATTGAGGCGGATACTTATCCTGTAACAATTAGCCTCTTTGCGAATGGTATTTTTGATGTGCCTTTTACAAATAATGGAGATGAATACTTTTCATTTTGGGTAACGGATCAAAAGGGACCTTTGATGTATGCACCACCAGCTACAGCCTTACCTTATGGAGCTCAATGGTCATTCCAAAATGATACTGTTCCCTCTCCTAATCCTGCATTACCTCAAAATGCAACGACTACACTTTTAAGGCCTGTTTTTAATTTTAATCATTATGTTAACGACCGACCTGAAATTGAAACGCCATTAACGATTTGGATGATCTCGGACAACTTAGGATGGAATTATGATGTACAACCTTTCTTATCCCAGACTCAACCGTATCCGAATGGTGATATCCGTAATGTAATTGGTGCCGATCCCTATAATGTGGGATGGGTAGACTGGCAGGGTTAAAAATGTCATTAGCAAACAATATTGATCAAATATTAAAAACGAATACTTTAAGTGGTACAAACTTCCCAGATGGCGTTCGAGTAGGCACGTTTGATATGCCAAACATTAATGCTGTCGGAATTCCAACCGGCTTAGTGTATCCGTCAAAAATTGAAATGTCTGCTTCGTATCCCGTTGCGACAATTGCCACTTTATCTGTATCTCAACCAACTCAATTACCTTTAGGTCCCTCAGTAGGGGCTAATAGTAAAATTATCCGAATGGCAGATACAGGTGAGTTTGGCGTTCAATTAGACTCACCGCGTGGACTGTGTTTTGCATCTTCGGATGCAACTTTGCAGGGAACGATTTATATCTCTGGTTATGATAGATATTGGAAAAAGATTGCCTTCACCAAAGAAATTGGGGCTATTCCAACCTTCGACATTCCTTGTGGTATATTTGTTGTAACTAATATTAGTTTCACACCAGTTTCTGTCGCACCTTCAAGTAGCCTTACAATTTTCACCTCGGCGTTTGCTGAGCTTCCATTAACTGATTATGGTTGGCAATCAAACACAATATTCATGGGATATACTTTGGATGGTACAGCCAAAGCTCCTCCATTTACAGCTGAGTATGGAAACAGTAGTACTACATTTTATTATTATCAAAATAATATTGTCTATATTGCGGCAGCTTGGGATACGCCTGTTTCTGCAAGTTCCCCTCCACGTCCATTAGTTGCATTCTCTCCCGTTTCTAATAGTTCACAAACTTCGGTGGCAGTTAAATCGAGAGTGTTGCAAGTTTGTTATGGGTTTAATTCAACAGTTGGTTCTTTGAACAGATTTTCAACTACCTGCAATTATTCTTCAGATGGAAAAGTTGTTTATGGAGCAACTCAAGAAGCCGTATATGGGCGAGCGAATAATACAATTGGCTGGAAAGGGTGGGTCGGATAATGACCTTTTATAGTAATATCGATTCAATTTTACAATCAAACAGTCCGAAGGGTACAAATGTTCCTTCAAATATAACGGGTGGAGAAATTACTCTCCCTCATGAGGATGGAATTAATCCGGGTGCGGGAATTGGCGTAGCGTATCCCGTTTCAATGTATGTCTCTACAGGTCAATATTTGGGATTGCCTGCAACTACAACTGGTAATGATTATACTATAGCTGCAGGAGCATACAATTACCTACCTCTCGAAGGGTTTATTACTCCTGTGTTAACTGGGTTTACTTTACCAGGAGGAGGTAGTCCTAAATATGCAGAAGTTATTGATTATGGAGAGGGAGACAAACGCTTAGTCTTTGTTACTCCTTCATCATTGGTTATCACTACAAATCCAGTTACAGATACTCAAATCGATCTGGAAATGATTATTTCTGGTTATGACCAATATGGTAACCCAATGACGATAAATGAAACGTCTCTTTCAACTGCCAATGAAGATAAATTTTATTTCATGCCAAGGTGTATGAAATCAATTACGTCCATTCTAGCAACGAATACAACTAACGCGGACATTACTATCACTATCGGAATTTGTGGGCGAGTTGAGTTGCCTTATTACAACTTAGGTAAAAGCTGCAACATTATGGTGTCAAATCTAGGGTTTTATAATTCAGAATCCTTTACTGGGATGGTGAACACTGTAATGAGTTCCACGGCACCTTATGGTCGTGTTTTGAATGGATTTCAGATTATCAATCCACCAGCTTCATTTAATTTTAACGATTTAACGATAACGCCATTAACCGCAAATTCTGGGACGGTTCGTCCAATAATTGATTTAAATACATTCGCAAAAGATGTGCTTAAAAATACTACATTTGATCAGTTCCAAGATGGCGGAATTTTATCCTGTATTCAAAATGTTTATGGTGAAGGTTCTGTGCTACCAAACTATTGGTTAAACAGTGGCGGAAATATCACACAAACAAATAGCAAAGCTTTGGTTCTTGGACCAGCACAGTGGAGTTCCAATTGGACTCCATGGCAAGGATGAGGAGTGATAAAAAATGTCATCTAATTATTATGAGAGTTGGACGTACACCTTAGGGGCGTCCACAACTAACTCAATTTTCAGTAATTTGAGTGTTTTAAAAACTCCTACGTCTGCACTCGAGGGTGTTGAATTACTCAAAAACCCTATTTATGCCGAGCCTACTAGTAATAGCTACGCAAATCACAATTTCAGAAAAATAGTGATTACTTTAGCTGCACCAGCTGTTGAAGATGAGGAATATATCATCAGAGGATATATCTACAACGGAACAATAGTTGAAGAGTCTGTCTTTATTCTAGCTGGAAGTAGTACAGCGAATTCAAGTTATTACTATTCGGAATTACTCAGTATTAAAGCATTTCCTAACTCCGTTGATTGGACTGGTATCAGTTTTGGAATTCAAGGTGGATATACGCCATGGGTTTTAAGCAACTCAGCTAAAACTACTCATATGGCGTTTTTCCAACCTGCACTGGCAGCGACATTTACTGTGTATGGTCGAATAAGTCAGTTAATGAACAAAGATGTAAACGCTTTAAAATTAAGGGAATTTCCTATCGATGCGAATCTAAATGCAATTACAGCCAATCCAGCTTACCCGATCTACAATCAGCTTGGTATTGGTATGTTGCGAGGGTTTGTAGCCGATGGAAGTACTGGATATGTGACGTGGCAGGCTGGTCTGCAAATGTGGTTATAGGAGAGCTAAATGTCTAAATATTTTGATTATTCGAATGATGGTCCATCAAAGTTTGATAAGGACTTGTATAAGAAAATTAACGATGGTTTCGAACATAATACACGCGATTTTAAAGATGTATTTGAATATAAAAAAGGTGGGTGTGTTGGAGAATATGCTGATGGTGAAGATGTAATTGAAGGCGTTCCTCATAAAAAAGGAATGGATATCAAAATCAAGCACCCAGGTGCCCTTCATAAAGAACTAGGTATTCCAGAAAACAAAAAAATACCTACTAAGAAAATAGACTCTGAGCTCTCGAAAGCGAAGAAAGATGATGATACCACTCTCGAAAAGAGATTGGTTTTTGCTAAAAATGCACGTAAGTGGAACCATGACTAATGGCATTATTGGCTCCCACATATTCTTTTAATCGGATTACGGCTCGTCAACTTATCGATGAAGCATACCTGATGTGTGGGGTGCCTCCTGAACAAATTGATTCCAAATTAGTTGATACAGCTTTGTTTGGGATCAATATGGTTATTAGCAAATGGATTAACTCTGGAGTACTCCAATTTAATGAAGTTCAAACTTTGGTTAAGCTTCAGAATTATATTACACGCTATACCTTACCTACTCAGTTTTATGATGTTTATGATTTTAACTTAGCAACTCTCGGCAGAAGACGTGCAGGAATTTCATATTCGAACGGTGGAGGAATAGCCGCGAATGCCTTTGATGGAGATATCACTACTGCCTGTACGCAAACTATCCAAAACGGGATTATTGGGATTAACTTTGCCGCAGCTCCACTCAATGATCCTATTCGTGTAGACTTCATTGGTATTCTATCCAATATAGATACTTATTATAATCTAGTTCTAGAGGGTTCCATGGACGGCTTATCTTGGACTACATTATGGTCTATGAAACGCCCATATTTCTTTAACGGCTTTCAATCAGAGCTTTCTACACTTTGGTTTCAAGTTGATCAGCCACAGAATGTTAAGTTTTTGCAAATACGTGAAGTGGGTGGAAATATTCTAAATATTCGAGAACTCTATTTCGAGCAATATGTGAATAGCATTTATAGGACTGGGATTGGGCGTTCAACATTTATGCAAATGGCTAATCGAGATAACCCATCATCTCCAACACTATTTTCTCTGGAAAAGGGCGCAACTAATATCACAATAAATACATATCAAGCTCCCAGTAACATTCCTGAGAATCAAGACTATTCACCGAATGCAAGTTTCCAGAATTTCATACTGATGCGAGCTGTGGAATACCCATTCGATGTAAATTATTTAAGTGATGTCATCAATATTAACCGATTATTTATACCAGCGTTGATGTATGGATTAGCAGCCCAATTATCATTGCGTGTTCAGCAAAAAGACTTATTCGGAATGTACGAGTCAAAAGCCAATGAAGAGCTAATGTTGGCTCGTCAAAACAACGTTGATCTTGGTGGCGTATCCGTTCAGAAAAATTCGTATTCTGCCTAGAAGCCTCACTTCAAAACATATAAAATAAAGAAAAACGGATAATAATAATGAGCTATTCCATGTTCGGTCCGACTGCAATCGCAGTCACAATGGACGATTTCTCACCAGCTGGACGTTGCGATCTTACTGGCTTAATTTTTCTCCATAAAGATTTAGAACCAGTACTCCAGTGGAGTGGAAATACTCTCGTAGATACAGGATTATTAGCTGAAAAATCACACAATGATGAGCCTAATCCATTCTTTAAAACACCGCGAACATTTAAAGATCCACGTCCTCAATTGAATGCTCGACCTTATCCAGAAGCATATACACCCCCGGATATTCCATATCCTGGTCCTCCTAAAAACTGAGGTATTAAATGGCATTCTTTAACAATTATTACACTAAACATACGTTTACAACGACAAGTCCAGAAACATTAACTATACAAATTACTGATTTGACCAATGGTGATGCAACTCTAGTTCCAGTAATCCAAGATATATATGTCTCATGCACTACTTATGTTTCAACAGGTGTATCTCCTTTATTCGGATTAGTAAAAGGCGGTAATGCAGTAAACCTGTCTTTCGGCAGTCATCTTACTTTAAACCAATCTGTATGTATTACAGAAATTTTACCAATAAGCTTAAGTGGATTTGCACTTACTGATGGCCTATTCTTTTCAATGAGTGCAGGCGTAGGAGAAGTGGCAGTAGTTTCTGTTAATTACCAATTAATACCTGCAACTCATCCTGTGTTAGAAGCAGTAAATTTTTTGGGGACGTCTCAAGCACTCAATCAAAATACGGAAACATTAATTTTTCAGAATGGTTTATCTATCCCAATTTTAATCAAAACAATTTGGATAGCCAATGCTAATACTGATGTTGTGTATTTAACATGTGGAAATAATAACGGTACCACACCAAATCCTCGTGTTTTATCTACTGGAACAACAACACTGCCTTATCAATCTATATCTGAAGTTAACTTAATTGTACCACCAAACTATGCGATTCGAGCGCTTCAAACAAGCAGTGCTTCTCCTCTTAATGTTGATATTTCGTTACAATATGAGTTTGTATCATGATCCCATTAGTCTCTTATGATGGCTTACAAGATTATATGATCAAAGAATCGGCACGTCCGAACGATCAAGATATGATTGATCAAATACCTAACTTTATTTTGATGGCGCAGTTAAAGCTATCTCGTGACTTAGATATTTTTGGCACACAAAAAATATTAACTGGGATTTGGCCTCAAGCTCAAAACACTCTCACAATGCCAAATCTGTATGTCAGAAGTATTTCTTTAACACTGTATGATCCCCGGTATTCGAATGAGGCTCATGTTTTAAAAATTAGAACTAACGAATACGCTCAAAGAGTCGTGGACACAAATGAAATATTTGGTATCCCATCTGACTATTCAGAATATAATGTGAACACTCTTTTTGTTGCACCCACACCAATTAACTTAGCTCCAGATTATCTAGGATTCGGATTTCAACTTATTTATCACGAATTGTTTGCACCTTTATCTTCTGTGAACCAACAAAACTATTTCACACAACGTTTGATGGATGTGTTGAAATCAGCAGCAATGTATTATCTGTATGTCTTCTTAAAAGATGATTATTACATTGGATATTACAAAAATGAAATGATGGAAGGTATTAACTCAGTGAAGGCTCAGGACGAGAGAAACAAGACAGACAGATCCGCAAATTCAACTTTAAATTAATTAGGCGCATTAAGAGAGTCGAACTCTTATTCCCTCCTCAAAAGCAGGTTCTTACCATTAGTAGAAATGCGCCCAGAGATAATATATCTAATCCAGTTTTGTTTTTACAAGTCCCAATTTATTAAGAAATTTTACACCATCTTCTAAAGAACGAGCAATTTCATAAGGTATCTTAAGGTCGTCACATTTTTTCTGAAAAATAAGCTGATTTTCGGATTGCTTACCTTTTGCTGTTTTAAACTCTAAACATGCGCACCCATTCTCCCAAAGGAAAATGTAATCGGCTACTCCATTTTTTTTCCCAATTTTTTTTAAAAGATTCCCAAATATAGGGTTCTTGTTATTGGCTATCTCATTGGGCACATGAAAATAAATAAACTTAAAGTCCTCTAAATAAGAAATCCGATCTAAAAAATCTACAAACTGCATGCAAATCTGATTCTCGGTCAGGTTATTATTATTGTTCACTGACATTAAAAAATCTAAAATAAAACTATAATAATAATAAGAATAATTTTATGACTTTCCAACCATATTCGTTTGTGAATAACGGAATCGTTCCAGCGTTTGCTTATTACAATGAGCTTAATTTAACTGCGTTGACGCCTGTAATTCAGTTATATTTTCCACAGTCGTTTACCTCTTCTCAGAATTATCTCGCAGCGACAAATATTGTAACTGCCACGATCTCCGGTGGAGATATCATATTACCTGATCCCACATATGGCGCACCTGGGAACGCAGCAATATTCGTAAATTTGTCAGCAAACTCTTTTGATATAGTTGAGTTTGGTGGAACCCCTCAGCTTACAGTGGCAGCTGGCACAGCGTGGCAGATGATACTTAGAGGAGATGGAACATGGCTTGCAACTCAATTAGGAGCTACTACTTCTTCGGCTAACGCCAGTGCATTAGCTGGTTATGGTTTAGCTGTTCAACTTGATTCACCGCCTAAGCTTGAAACAAACATTAATGTAATTGTAAAGAACTCCAACTTTATTCCCGATCAAACTATGCGAGCCTCATCAATTAACTGGACGGGGGGAAATCAAACAATCACGTTACCTCTCGCTGCCGTGATGGGAAATGGGTACTACTTTTATATAAAATGTGTTTCAAATTCTATTCTAACGCTTCAAACAATTCCCCCCGAGCGTATTGATGGGCAACTAAATTTAGTTATCAGCAATAACGAGTCATGCATCATTTATTCGGATGGAGTTAATTATTTCACTAATGGACTTGGAAATTTAGCTGTCGGTGTCGGGGTAAAAATTACTAACAATGGTATTCAAGTTGTTGACGGAAGTGCTACTACCCCCTCAATAGCTTTTATTAATAATCCAAACACAGGTATTTATTCTACGGGGAACACTATTGATTTTACAATTAATGGTACCCAAGGACTTGAAATTAATAACGAAGGTGTAAACGTCGTTGTGGGTGCCGTTATGTGGCAGAACATCCCGTATGCATATTTACGAAATTTGTTTGGAACCTAAATAATGGAAGGTTCAACCAAATTTGGGTATTACATTCAACCCTTTGATTCAAATCCAGGGGTTTCAAAAGATACAACTATTTATGATTCCGAAACATTTATTGATTCCCAACATACTCGATTTTTTGCAGGACGTGCTCGAAAAATGGGAGGTTACGAAAAAGTTATTAGTGGAAACAATCATATCGTTCGCGCACTCTATTCGGTTGCTATTAATGATTTTACTCGCGTTTTTATTTTCAGAGATACTGGGGTTTCTCATATCGATTTTCTTGCTAATGGTAGCATTACAGGTGAAGTTGATCGGACTCCAGTTGGTTGGGTGCCACCTGCCCCTGGCACCCCATCCTTAACATTTTCAGTTGATTCTTTAACTACCGTTAGCACCTCTGGTGGAAGTTTTTCATCAGCAGTTGCTGTATTTTTTGTTGCTCCTCCTAATAGTCAAAACCCATCCCAAACACAAGAAGCACAGGTTTATTATGTAGATGCCGCTTCTAATCAACCATTCAATCCTATAAACGTTATGTGTTCAGGAGGGTTAATTGTTTTTGCTCCTTATCTCATGGTATATGGAAATGATGGGGTGATTCGATATTCAAGTGCAACTGACTTTACTGTTTTCCCAGCTGCTTCTAATAATGTGGTTTCTTCTACTAAAATTCTCGCATGTAAACGCTATAGAGGAGGGTCAATTTTAGCTTGGACAATCGATAGTTTGTACACCATTGCGAGAGATACAACTAACCCATCTCGATTTACCTCAGTTACAACATCTCCAAAAATTTCTTTGTTGTCGCCATCATCCATAATCGAAGGACACGACAACAGTTTTTATTGGGTAGGGAATGAGCAATTTTATGTATATAACGGTGTGACACAAACCCTCCCAAACTCTCTCAATAGATTGCAATTCTTTGCTAATCTTAACAAGAAATACAAAGGTAAAGTGTGGGGAATGTATACGGGTAACTTTCAAGAACTTTGGTGGTTCTCCCCCGAAAATGAAAACACTGAATGCAATAGGTTGTATGGATGTTCTTTAGCTGAAAAAGCTTGGTTTGATTCAAATTTACCCCGTTCGTGTGGGCTAGAACGAGATTATTTAGATTATCCATTGCTAGCAGATACGCAGCCAAATATCTATTCTGTATCCAGTACTTTTTCTGTGTGGCAGCATGAGAAAGGATTTAACATAGTCGACAACGGGATGAGTTATCCACTTACTGCTTATTTTCAAACTCGGTTATTTACAGCGTTCGACAAAAACCCGCAAGTTAACTTGGAAATGATTTTGCGCAAAATGGAGGTGGACGTGAATCAAATGGGAGATATGCAGATCCAAATAATCACCTATAATTTTCCTAAATCTGACCCTTACGAATCTCAAATTTACACATTAACAGCATCCCAAAAACAAATAGATTTAAACATTCAAGGTCGATACGTTTCCTTCAAGTTTATTTCTAATGATATGAATGGATTCTTTCAAATGGGTAAAAACCAAGTCAATTACCAACTTGGTGGTGCTCGTCCATAATTTTAGATGAGATCTAGATCAGCCACTTTAAATTATGTAAACTATTAACAATAAGAACAATAAAAGGATTTTCAAAATGGCTGAAAAAGGCTGGGGCATGTACGACGGCGAAACTTACGAGACTACACTTGAAAATTTCGCAAAAAAGCATGAAATGACTACTTCTGAATTTATTAATGGACGTACTTCAAGAGCAGCTTTTGCTACTGGTGGGAACGTTGATGAGGTATCTTCTGTTCCTGATTGGGCACAAGGTGCTCAACAACGGAATACAGGCGGTGAAGTATCATTCGAATGGGGTGGTGGATCAGATAATTATCGAGTAAAACGTAAAAACGGTGGAACCGTTGAATTCGGTAATAAAATTAAAAGTTTTCTTAATGGTATGAAGGCTGATTAAGTCTAACAAGGGGCAGAACCATGACAGAAAATTTAGAACACGCCACAGACGGCGGACATATCCACTATGCCAAACGTAAAGTAATTGAAGAGATCGCCGTTGATGGCATCCCAAAAGATGTAACGGTTGCTTTCAAGGAACGGCAATATAAGGGGCGCTCTACGGAAGCAATTGTTAAAAAAATAAGCTCATTATTCCCGAAATATTCCATCACAATCTCGTGTGATTTTCAGAAATATGAGTTGGTAAAAATACCACGCCAACATGGAGACGAGTACCGTTATCTTGTGTTTGTGACATATACCTTAATCTCCGATAAAGATAAATCAACGATCTCATCAACAATGATTGGTGATGCAGCCGCATCTGGTGATCGTGGCTTACAATCAGCTCTCACTATCTGTTATAAGAACTTTCTTTCCCAGACGTTTTGTATCGCCGAAGGGCAAGATGACGACCATGTTGAGCAAAAGGCGGCTGCTAAACGACAAGAAAACAAAGATGAAGAAATAAAAGAGCGGGCAATCAAAGTTCGAGATGATCTAAAGAATCGACTTGGATCGATTGAGTTTCCGAATGAAAAACAAGAGATGTATGAAAAGGAATTCTTTAATAAGGTAAACAATCCAAAGTTTCCTGACAATATTAAGAAAGAATGCTTATCATTCCTTGAAACGGTGGGTGTTAGAAACTCTATTGTAATTTAATATTGAGCATTAAAAATGAAATATCCACATTCACCCTATAAAAATATTTTCACAACTGAGGTTAATAAAGAAATTGAGAACCTTAAAAACGTCCTTGTGAAAGAACGTGAAATGGCCCACGTTCATCAACTCCAGGGAAAGATTGTGGGGCTAACTATGGCACTAAAGTTTGCTGAGGATATTGAGTATCAGACTGCTCAAAACTTTTACGGGCCTGCAAAAATTTTCTCGGCAGAAAATTGATGGCAGCCAATTCCCCCATTGTTTTACCTTTTGGTATATCATTCGAAGATTGGGGGAAACGGCTAATTGAAACTTTTCCAGATTTAAACATTCCCCTCCCACCAGATCAAAAATATTGGTGGGATTGGGGAAGGTTTCTAATGAACATTCCAGAATTTTATCAAGCTCCAGTTCCGGATAAAAAAATTTATCCGAAAGAGGAGGAGTGGGTTGAATGGGCTATCTTTTTTATACAGGTGGTGCAGCCATAGTCATGTCTTTGTCCGTATATTGCTCAATATGATAGTCTTCTAAATCGGGTAATGGTAAATCAGGTAATTCCATTCCAGTGTCAGCTTTTAGTTTAGCGCCATCAACAATATATTTTCTCAATGCTTGATCCATATTAGCTATCTCGATATTCTTTTGTTTTGTCACTTCTCCTTTTTCTTTAATAAGTTCAAACCGCATTTTGATTTCCGATAATAATCGCTCGTTCTGAATTTTTAATTGAGAAAGAGTAAAGTCATTTTGAGCTTTCTTTAAATCTAATTCATGTTTATTAGCTTCAGCTTGTGCCTTGTTATTAACATCCTTTTCAAGAAGTTGCTGTTGAGCTTGTTGAGCTTGAGCTTGTTGTTGCTGTTGCTGTGCAGCCGCTTCTTGAGCTTGTTGTTGCTGTTGTTGCACAACTTGTTCGGGCAAGAGAATTTCGTCAATATTATCAATTTTCATGATTTGGTAGAGACGTTTATATACAGCTGTAAGGTTGTGAAGTTGTGGCGATTGTAAGGCTGAGTCTAGAATACTTTGCATACGCACAAGTTGAGATGCAGAGTTAGACATGGACGGATCCAATGCCGAAATAATACTAATAAGTGGCGAATATACAACACCATATGTTAACTGTGGAACTTGAGGAATAATCGGTTTGTTTGCCCATTCTTCTCGGAGTAATTTGTGCAAAATTTTAAACATCTGGTTAATACCAAATTGAAAATGTTGCAACACAACTGACATTGGTTTGTTTTCTTTGTCCATTAAAGCTAATAAAAAGTTACCTTGAACGTTTGCTGGCATATTCTCAAAACGCACCGTAGAAATACCCGCAACTCGGTTAATTAGCTCACGTAAATCACTCCAAAATTCTTTATACATTCCATCAGGTTGTTGAAATGGGATATTGAAAAGAGATTCTTTTATGTCTGTGGCTGGCGCAGCAATTTGGTTTATTTGACCATACTTAAGGTCAATTGAGGATTGTTGAGGTGCCAAGTTTTGAGACATGATTAGCGTCGGAGCATTCGCAAGGGATAAAGAGTTCGTTAAGTCTCTAATAATATTTGTAGCTGTATTGTGTAAACCAATACACAGCTGCCCAAGTCCTAACCCCCAGAAATTGTCACCCTCATTGAACGTCAATTGAAACATAGTTTGACGTTTTTCGATTCCATTTTCGGTTAGTTCCCAGCAGGGGTCGTACGCCATAATTGTACCAGTCTCAATATGAGTATGAACTGTGTATGGATAATAAGTATAGTTCGCTTCATCATTATCACTTAAAAGTTCTGGATCTTGGTTATTAGCAGGACATTCCCAAATTTGGGTTTCAACAAAACGATATTTCTTTAAAGTATCCGATTTAGAAGTAATATCATCTATACCAGAAATCGCCTTTTCTAGAGTTTTTACAGGAATACTATTTTGGTCATTAAAATCATTATCATCTGGGATATCAACCGTTCTGAAAATCCCCTTAGCCATATATATATTTAGCTCTTCTTCAGTTAATTCGTATACATGTCCAATAAAGCGTGCCGTTTCAAGAGAAGGTTCATCATCTCCGATTAAGATATTTTCTGGGTTTATCATGCGAACAACAGGACGATTCAAAATCGGATCCATGTATACTTTACAAATAGCTGATCCCGTTAAAAACGCAGACCCAATAGCTTTCTCCAGTTCTTTAATCCAATCAGACCATTCTCGGTTCAGCTTATTATTAATATCCTCCTCGATAATTTGAGCGTAATTATCAAGCTGCTCAAGTTGTTTATTACCTTCTGGAATAGTATTTATTAAAGATCTGTGAGGGATATCAGTCGTCGCAATTTTAAAAGGGGGAAACAGTTCAGCAGTGAATTCGTTCTTTAACTGTAGCCACGTTTGTAAGAAGGTTGCGTCAACCAAATTACTTTGCTGTGGCTGGGTCATAGATTTATTCAGATATTGAGTTAACCCCAATGCGTTCATGGAGGAACGAATGATATCAATAAATCGTTTCCGAATAGCATATTCGTCTTCGGTACGTTGTTTCAATTCTTGCCCAAAACTTGTGAGATACTTAGGACTGAGTATTTCTGCTAAGTTCTCGGGTTGATTGACAGTAGTTGGTTCACTACTTAGCATTGGTTGGGAGGGAGCAAATACGTTTGCGCCAGGAATATTCCCTGGAAAAGGAGCTTGATTCATGTGTTTTTTCTTATTATTATTAAACTATATAACAATAATAAGAAAAAAAATCCGACATGTCTAACTCAACCGAAGAAAATTCTGAGGATATAGCAGAAAAAATTCTGCCGTTACTTCTTACAACTCCAGAGGCGGCTGCTTACCTCGGAGTTCCAACAAATTTCATGCGTTATCAGCGCGATCGATTCACATATTTACAACCTGGCGGTAAATACGGACAGCTTATGTTTGTTCGGAAATCACTTGAAGAGTTCGTAGAAAAAAACGCAATCAAACCATCAGAAAACAAGAAAAAGGATAAGAAAAAGAATGATATTCCCTGTGATTCAAAAGGATGTGGAAGCGGGGATTTATCATCCGCTGCCGTTTTGGAATAAAGACAACTGGCGTAATCGTAATCGCAAAGAGTGGACTGACGAGGAGAAATCACAACTATTAATAGATCATTTCGGTAGTGATGGATATGAACCAGCAAACTATAAAGTCTGTTTAATCGAGTTCGATCCAACAGATAGAACATATTTCCTAGATGAGAACGGCGAAAAACAATACATGAAAGATGTGGACTTAGATGTTCGCACCACATGGCATGTCGGGCAAATCGTAGCTATGGGTATTAACGCTTTTTCAAGTGATCGTTTTCCTACGGGTGCTATCGCTTCTTATGGTGATTTTGTTCAATTCGAGGGTTCTGCGGCTCAGCGAATACGTTTCATGAATTATCCAATGGTTGTAATTGACGATACCAATATTGTAGCGCTACTCCGTGATCCCGAGGAAACAATTAATGGCTGACATTACTTCAATTTTTCCCGTGATGAATCGAGAGTGTAAAAATGGAATATTTGAACCTTTATCTCATTGGTCAAAGGAAAATTGGAGGAATAGAAACAGACGCAACTGGACGTGCGAAGAACTTAAAAATTTATTTTCTGATCATGCCGATATTGATGATAGAGAGTTAAGTAAAAATTATATTTTACTTTATAATTTTCCACGCTCAGCCTCCGAAAAGGATGGAGATTTATTAAACACAACCCGTTTTGTAAAAGATACGATTTTTATCGGTAAAATTATTAAAATGGGAAACTATGCATTCGATAAAGGAACATTCCCCACAGGGGCGATCGCATCCTATGGAGATTGGGTGCATTATGATTTAATGAAATCAGTTGAAAAATATGGAGCGAATAAGCAATTAGTCTTGATCAAAGATACCGATATTATCGGACTTGCACGTGATCCATTAGAGTTTAATTACTTTTAAAAAAAAATAGCTATAATTAATTAATAAGAAAAATAAGGACTAAAATGGCAAATCCAGATTACTCACCAGGTGGACTTTTAGAACAATTACAAAATTTGTCTAATCCCTATGGTCCAGCAGACACCTCACAAAAAGATTATAATGAACCTGACGTCGCAATGGAGGATAACACTCAGGTTCGACAACCCTCTAAACCCTCTCAAAATGCACGTTTGAAAAAGAAGCTAGATGAGAAACAAAAGATAATTCAAGAGTTGGAATATCAGCTCTACAACGAAAAAGCCAAACGTGTTGATAGAGAGGAAAAATATACCGACTTACTTTCTACAAATATACATTGGGCAAAAACAGCTGCCGAACGTGAAAATGATTTATCTTCTAAAACAGAAGCTGAGAAATATATTTCAGATTTGCAAACACAGAAACTTCAAACTCTTCGCGAGAAAGAACAGTTAGCGAATTATCAACCAATGTATTCTGAATCGGTGGCAGATCCAGAAGCAAAATCAAATTATGAAGAATTTTTAGAACGCAACCCAATCGTCAACCTGAATGACCCGAACAACCCTAATTATTCTCCTGAAGCCTTCAAAATAATGGAAAATTTATCCTCTAAGCTGTCGGTTAGATATAAAATGGAGGGGAGGGGTGAAGATGAGTTTTCACCAACTTACTTTAAGGATCTCGAAAACATGTTTAAAAACGAACTGGGATATCAAACATCCCCACAATCTTCTGGGCAACGCTCCAGAAATATTTCAACTCCTGTTTCTTCTTCTCGTGCACCACATCCCAGAGGTGGTTCACAAGAACCTCAATTTGGTGAAGTCGAATTAAAAGTGATTCAAAGTTTCTTGGATCATGCGCAAGACGACACACACAAAGAAGCAATTAAAAAACGATATATTGAGGCTAAAAAAAGAAATTACATTGATCAAAATATCAACTTACCAGTTTACAGCACTGAATTTTAAGGAAAAAAATTATGTATGAATACACCGATGACGAAATTAACAAATATCTAAGAAATAGCCCGCATAGAGATAGCAGTGCTCGTATCCAAAGACGAACATCAGTTTTCTCATCCAAAAAACCATCTAACGTGACATCACGCGAGATTGATTTAGCATTTAAACCTCATAACATGGAATATGGTTACGTAAAATATTGGAGTCCGTCTGAGGGATCTTGCCTTGAAAATGTGGAGTGGCATAAATCAGAAGGGTTTACATATGTTCTAAAAATTCGTCACCAAGAGCTTACAAATGTGTCCGAATCAACTCAGAACTCTTTCCGAGAAGTCCGTGAAACGGGTCGTTCTCCAGAGGCTGTTAGCTTATGTGACTTTGATCACGATTTAATTAAAAAAAATGGATTAGTGTTGATGGAGCGGGACAAGGAAACTCAATATAACTATGAATTTAGGGTTCAAGCCCCAGTAATGGAACGACAAAAACAGGCAGATCCTATTCATTTTAATGCGGTTAAACAACCGTTTGGAATGAAGTTAGATATTGGTGTTGACGAGGATAATTCAATCCAATATGCTAATTATGTCTAAACGCTAAATACCAAATATTTTACTTTTTTTTATTCATTTATTTTTTAAAAGCCCCTTCGGGGGCTTTTACTTTTCCTAGCACCTTCGCTTCAAAATCGCTAAAATTATCATAATAAGAACAATAAGAAAGCTTTTAAAATGCACTCTCCTTTTGCTGATAACAGTGAGATGATCATAGCTCATTTCAGCCCATCCGAAATTCACGAGCTAAATCGATTACAAGGGGGTCCTGTAATTGATGAAAAAACATCTCTCCCCTCATTTATGCCCCTCTTGAAAATGCTGCAACATCCTGGAGTACATGGAAATATTGAATCTTTGCGTCAATATGCTACTCCCAAACATTCTGAAGGGGTGGCTAAATTTATCGAAGGTAGTGGTAGATTTGGCGACTCCAAAGCTGCTGTTTTACCTCGAGTAGTAGGCGATATTTTTGACCACTTCTTAAATGATGGTAAGCCAAGCATCAATCCTCACACGGGTAAGAGAGAATATTTCCTTGGAGGATTGCTCTCAGGTTTGTCAAATATTTTTAATACTGTAACATCTCCAATTAGGAGCGTTGTTAACTCAGTCGCATCTCCTGTTATGAACGCCTTAAAGCCAATTGGTGGTCAACTCTTATCTGGAGTTGCTCCCATGTTAGGGGGTCTAGCTCAACAAGGGATTTCTCAACTTGGTAATGCAGCTGGACGTCAGTTCGGGATGGGTAACATTGGCGATCAACTAGGTTCAGCTGTTGGGGGTGTTGTAAACAACATGGCAACTCAAGCTGGAAATACATGGGCTGGAGGAGGAAATCTTGATCCATTAAATACTGCCAGAGAGGGTATTTCTCAATTGGGTAGTGCAGTTGCTCCAATCGCTCAACAAGCAGCCTCTCAGTTCGCTCCTCAATTGGGTGGAATGGCCGAGAGTGCATTAAATGGTGCAGCTGAAGGATTGGGTCTCCCTTTCCCAGTGGGTGCAGCTTTAGGCGGACTGGTTAATAATGGTGTTCAATCACTGACAAACTGGGGAGGTGAACAAGCTAATAAATTCCTAGGTAATCTTGGTAATAGCGAAGCTCAACCTCAACTCTCTCAACTGCCAGAAAGTGCCGCTCGTGCAGCTATTGGTGGAATGGCTCCGACGATGAATGATTTTTACGGAAATTCTCCAGTGGGAGCTGGTCTGAGTAATGCAATGTCTGGGTATGGTGGAGGAATGTCGCCAGGTGAAGCAGCTAATTACGGTGTTGATCAAGGAATTAACCAAATTCAAAATCCAGCCGCTCAATATTTAGCGCGTGGAGGCTACAACACATATCAAAACATGAATAATGGCGCTAATGCTGGCGATGCGATTAATTCAGGATTCAATTCAATTAATCCAGAATTGTTTAATAACGCTAGAAATTATGGGGTTCGCAAATTTAACGAAACTGCTAATCAGAACTTCAATCGCAGAGCCGCAATATAGGAAAAAAAGATGAATCCAGAACAAGAAATGACCGAATTAAACGAACTTAGTGACGATGATATTTTAGTCCATATGAATCGCCAAGAGGTTGAAACTTTATCGGCACTTCAGCCTTCTGGAGTGACACGCGATAACCCTTGGAATATCCCCGAATTTCATGAACTGAGTGATTTGCTCGAAAGTGATCCTCAGGTGAAAGATGTCTTATCGGAGGCAATGAAAGAATTTACCTCATCAAATAAATATGGAAAAGAAGAGCTCGCTGATGAGGGTAGGCGCGAACTCCCTCCTTTACCTCAGTTAGAAGATAATCGCGAAGCTGAGTCAGGTGAAGCTGAAGCTCTTGGTGAGATGGGAACAAACGGGGATACCGAAATAGTTCTGATGCCAAAATCTTTGTTTGAGTTTCTCTGGGATAACGTTCCAGACGAATATAGAGAGGTAAACGAACATACGGGATTCCCACAATTCGGGTTTTGGTCTGGATTATTGGGTGTTGTAGGAGGAACATTAGGTTCATTAATACCAGGTGTTGGTCCAATAGCTGGTCCCATGATTGGTTCGGCTCTAGGTGGATTAGGTGGAGGTGCAATTGATTACATTAACCGTCCTCGTAACGCTCCTATGAACATCAAACGTTATAATCCCGAAGATGAGGAATATGATGAAGATGATGAAGAGTTAATTCGCGAGATAGAAAAAGAGCCAGACTTTAATTTTTTAGAAGAACTACTCCTTAAAGGAATGGGGAATGGAATTGGCGGATTTTCCCCAGAAAAAGGAATAATGGAGATGTTAGGTCTTGGTGGTAAATCTGCACCTGGTGGGAGCCATGAAGATAAACGCAAGATACTAGCCGCAACTTTGAACGAACGCCGAAACCAAAGAAAATATTTCAAGAATCAACAAAAAGCCCATGTGATGGATTATTTGGGTAAGCTTGGAAATCATAGAGAATATATGATGTCCCATCATCCAATTTTAACTCAAAAAGGTAATACCTATAAGCAACACGACCCATATTTGCAAAATATGGAGATGATAAAAAACTATCTCAATCCAAAAACGAACACAGTTAAGTTGGTTGATAATTTTCTAGAGAATTTACCGCGTTATAAAGATGGCGGAGAGATTAAAAAACGTCACCTCAATCCTATTAAAAAATCAAAATATATTGATGGTGATGAAAGCGGACAAGCTGACAATGTGATGGTGGATGTTCCGGTTCATTCGTATGTAATTGATGCTTCTACAGTAAGCCAAATTGGTGATGGTTCATCTAATAATGGTGCAAAAAGGTTAAGAGATTATTTCGAAAAAATCCCATCTATTCTTTTAGAAGAGCGCACAATGATACCCTGTGCATTATCGGCTGGAGAGTATGTAATAAGCCCCGATAAAGTAAATGGTCTTGGGGATGGAAATGTTAAAAAAGGTATTAAAATCTTAAAAAAATTTGTGAAGAACTTACGTGATCATAAAGATATGAATGTTGAGTCTATCCCAAAGCCGACTAAAGATTTAGGGTTCTACTTTAAGAAAAGCGGGGTGAGATAAAATGCCTATGATGAATAAAGAAGAAATAAAAAATTTAATTACAGATTTGTTTTCTGGATCATTAAGTCCCACTGAAAAATTAGATTTAGAACAAAAAATAGAACGAAAAATTACTCCTTTAAAAGAACGGAATTTAGCTATTGGAGAAAAATATTTAGATGATCCGTCACTTTTTAAATATGTTGCTCCATTATTGTTTTTTTTACCATCTACTGATAATCCTCAGCAAATTATGGATCGTGCTTCATATATAGCAGAATCATTAAATAATGGTATTAATTTAGATTATGGGTGGGCTAAGGATTGGAATGGTAAACCTTCAACAGAAGAAGGTAGACCAGGATGGCAAAATCGTCATAATGATGCCTTTGGTAATTTAGCTAAAGGGATTATAGAAGCAGGATTCCCAGCCAATTATACTAATCGTCTTTTGAGAGAACTTTTAAAAGATAATCCACAAAATGTTGAAAAAATACATCAATTTCGTCAAAAAGTTGTGGATAGACTGCCAGAACGATTAACGTCTAAAGACGAACAAGATATTGCCGACCGTATTAAAGAGTCTATTTCTGCTTCAAAAGAAGCAGAAAAAAAACATGTTACTATTCCTGAACAACCAGTTACGCAAACAACTGAAATTCCACCACGAAAGACTGCTCCTCGTATTCCAGAAAATGTGCTTTCCCCTAATCTGCAACCAATTTTGCAAAAAGCTAAAGAGCAGCTTACAGGTTCTACTAAATCCTCTCCTCCCGCACAATCTTCTCAATCTGTTCCTTTATCCCGAGAACAGAATATCTATAAATTAGTTGGGGAGATCGCCTCAAATTATAGGAGAATTAAAAAAGAATTTCCCGATAATTGGCATCCTAAGTGGGCAGAATTTACACAATCATTCCTTAACCCGACTGCTAGTCAAGATCATTTTACGGCTTGGTCTACGTTTGCTACGCTAAAAAGTAATGAGGAATCTGAATTGGCAGACAGATATGATCGAGGTGAAATTGGTAACGCTCCAGTTCAAAATCAGTCCACTCCTGGCTCACAATTTACTACTCCTCGGAATCCAGCCACTTCCAATCCTATAGAGAGACAACCTGTTCGAGAAGCATTACAACAAACAAGTGTGGGCGCAGCTCCAGCTGCAAGACAAGCAGGCGTAACCCAACTCGAAAGAGAGATGGCAGATACTGAAGCACATCAAACTAGAAGAGCCGTAGAGAGGGTTAAAGACGAGGGGAGAGCTCACAGACAAGGAGAAACATATGCTGATATCCAAGAAAGAGCAAAATTAGCAAACGAAGCTGCAAATCAAATTAGAGAATCTAAAACACTAACTCCAGAAGCTTTGGCTCAAATTCCCGTGGGATCCACGCTTCATGCACAGCTGACAAATCCTTTGATACCAGGAACAGCTGCCGCTGAAGATCCTCATTTGGCTGAAGAATTGCGAAAAGCTGAAATTCAGTCTTCTGCTTCTTTACCGACAGCATATAGAAATTTCCAAGATGAATATTTGTCAGGAGAACCCACTGGACAAAGACCTGAAAATGTAGATGCGCAAGCATTCTTAAAACATTCGGCGGCTGAAGCATTACAAAAGTATATCAATAATCCATGGCCTATTCTTGCGGACGAAAAAGCTATTCCAAAGCCCACTGAAGAAGAAGCGGGAATGCACGATAGAATTAATAATTATTTAGATTCTCTGCATGATTTAACTGATCCTCAAAAATTAGCTGAGTATGCAAAGCGAAGTCAAGAATATGAAAATTTATCTGCAGCCAAATTAGCAGACTTAACCAGCTCTGATCGTGCATTCAATAGAGCAAATCCTTATCTTAAGAGAGGAGTGGCTGAGGACAGCCCAGAGGATATAACACGTTCAGTTGACACCCATTATGGTGACTATATCAAAAGTATTCATGATGAAGCCTTAGAACAATTCAAACGTGAAGCAGAAAATCGCCAGAAAGATTTTAATTTAAATTTAGAACGCTCCTTTATGGGACCGAATTGGTTCGGAGGCGCGCGCCGAGAAGCCGAAGAACGATTTAAAAACGAAGAGTTAAATCGCTACCATCAATTCGATCTTAATCTATATAGGAAAATAAACGATCTAAAATCCCGTTTACGTCAAGAAGAAGCTCAGCGAATGGAAAGAATACACGACCGAGCTCTCCAAGGAGCTGGGCTAGCGGCTAAACTCACTAATGAGGAGTCTGCAGCTCAAATGGCTGCAGCTAACAACTTGAATACAATGAATCAAGGACAGCGCAATGAAAAACTAGCAGGAATGGGTGTGCGTTTAGCTCAAGCAGAAGCAAAAACTAATCGAGAAAAGATAATCAAAATGCTAATGAAACAAGATTTTGAAAACTCTAACCGAGAAAGAATAGATACATTATTAAAAACACTGAACAGCGGATCTCCTCCTATGATGGAGGCTCCAAGTATGGGATCAATTCCAGTCCAACAACCTATGTCTTCTGGATACGGTATTGCTCAAGGCGTTAATGCAGCCAATAATGCAGCTAATCAACTTCCTGCGCAGCCTAATTCTTTCAGCCAAACTATTGGAAACGCTGTTAATAATTCTACCCAATCATTAATCGGACAGCAAAACGCATTTAATCAAAACTTACAAAACTTTAATCTTTTAAGAGGAGGGCGCCGATGAAGGGGATAGCACAAACAATGCTCGATCAAACATTGCAAAATTATTTAAATGGCTCTCAAAACCAAATGAATAACATTCAGCAATATGCTCAAAGTATCAATCCTATGCAGGCATATAATGCTTCGTATGGACAAGCTATGACGCAGGGAGGGAACTTCGGACCATCAACCGCAGAGAAGTATGGACAAGCTGTTAACCAAGGTTTGAAATCTTATAAAGAATCTAAGAAAGATATTCTTACCGCTCAAGAAGCTGAGCAAACTATGCAAGAAAAAATGGTTAACACCTTGATGTTGGTGGAACAGTATAAGTCTGGAAAAGCTAATAAAGAACGCGAATTAGATCTAAAGGAAAAACATCTTCAAAATGAAAGCCAATATCAAAAAGGAATGCTTGGAGTGCATCAGGGTGAGTTGGACGTAAAAAGAGGTCAATTGGATGTTAACCGAGGCGAGTTAGATGTAAAGAATAGAGCTGCTACTATGAAAGAGTCGATGCTTCCTCCACAAATTCAAAAAAAAATAGATGCGTTTAATAAAAAAACCAAAGAAGCATCTTTAGCCTCTAGAATATTAGAAAAAGCGAAAAGTAATCCAAATTTATCTCAAGGAGAGCATCAAACTATTAATAAACAGCTACCTCCTTCTTTTAGATATGCTGGCGATCCAAGTAATGTTGTTAGTGAATGGATGGGTAAGAAATATGATTATGCAAAACCTCTTTTATTAGCTCATAGGCATTCCATAGAAATTGAAGAAGCTGGAAAAGAAGCAAACAAGATGTTAAAAAGTGGTATCCCAATCCAAGAAGTTATCGATTTCATAGATCAATTTGATTTAGGTGGGATTGAAGATACTCCTCCTCAACAAGAGGGAGCGTAAAAATGAGAATTCCTCATCATACTCAAATTTCTAACACTGCTCAACGTTCAGGACGACATTTAAGAAATTTGACCGCCGCGATCGGGAACGTGTTAGATACTCCCACTCAACTTATTGATTTTTTAGGTTCCTCACTCGGGTATACTTTCTTTCAAGATCCAAAAACAATTCAAGCTGCTCGAAAATTTTTAACAGGAATTTATGACAAAATAACCGATTCCAAATATAAAGCGGCTAACAAATATGAAGATTTTGAAAATTCGATAGTAGAAGGGGCTCTCTCGGCAGCTATTCCAACTCCTGCAAGAATTAAAAAGTTAACCGATGTTATAAATAACCCGCTAATAAAAGGGGCAGCTAAAGCAGTTCCAAATAGCGTAAAAGAATTAGTAAAAAATACACCAATCTTAGATAAAATCTCGGATAAAACTGGAAAGTTTTTAAAGGGGGTGGCACGTCCAGGTGAGGGAGGAGCCTGGGAGGGATTAAGGGGAGGAATTTTATCAGGCGCGCAAGAAAAATTAAGCGAAGCAATTCCTCAAGATTCTGCTTTCGGTAGAGCTTTAACCGTTTTAGGTATACCATTGACTGCATCTGGGGCGAAATTAACCGCAAATAAATTCAAGGAAAGTATTTTACACCCTCATCTAGACCCAAAAAAAATAGAACTATTTAAAAAACTTAATTTGAATCCTTCTTTAGATGCTTTACTTGGTGAGGGAGAGGTGCCTGAGACATTTAGGCAGTTATCTAGTTCTATGGCGCAAACTCCTATGGGCGCTGGTTTGAGAACTCATCAAAATGCCGAAAGCGATAAGATAGTAAAACTTTTAAAGGTACGCGAAAAGGGAAATAAAAACTTAAATGATGCTGTTTCTGGAGTAGCAGAGGATATTCTTTCTAAAGTTACCCAACATTTTGATGAGACTCAACCGCTCCTTGATAATATCCTAAATCAGACAAGGAAACTTCAGTCCGAACATAAAAAAAGTGCTCCTACTCCCACTAAAAATCCTGAACAAAAAATGAATTTTACTCCTCAGCAATATGCCGAGTTAATAAATCTATCACCCAAAGATCGAGAATTATATATTAACAATTTATCTAACGGCGTAAGGGAAACTCCACCTGAATATATTCAGGTAGGTAAAAATCAGATTCCTCTGGCTGCCGAAAATGATCCTCGGCTCGGTAACTCCGATTATATTCGTCCCAAAGAAACAATGGATGTATATCAAGATCTACGCAGAAATAATGTTCCTAATGATTTAATGAACAAATTTGTTGAGTCTGTCATTGAACACAATGGTGCTTTGCCGATTGAGCTTTTAAGGGATTATTCAAAAGAATTCAACTTAGCTCGAAACGAAGCTGGATATGGTAAAAAATATGATCGTACAGAAATCGATCGTGTGCGCAATGCTACCACAAATGATATAAAAACGGGACTAGATAAAATTGATCCATCCCAAAAATTATCACATGATTATCAAACATTTTTAGATAAACATTCAGAGTTTTTTAAAGAAATACCCCCTCATGTTTCAGAAGAGATAAGAGAACTTATTAAAAACAAAGAGACTAAAAAATTAGAGAATCGTTTCAAAAAAGATATCGAAAACCTTACAAGCTCCACAGCTTCTGAAGAAGGAGGGCTAAACGGAGGAAATAGAATTGATAACTCTTCCATCTCGTTGTTAAACAAAGTATCTCCAGAGACATCAAAAACATATTTAAATGAATTGTTGTATTCTATGGGGCATCAACCAAATCAAAACAAGTTCAATCCTTCCAACCTTCACAATAAAGTATCAAGGATGGATCAGAACGCGTTAGATTTTTTAAATAATTTGTTTAAGGAACACTCACCAAACTCTAATTATGATTTCAAAGATGTGATGGATGCCGTTCGAGAGTCTAAAGCTTTACAAGCATATAACAATGCCTCGGGAACTACTCCAGCAGCTCAAACATTAAGAATGACTGATTGGATAAAACCTAGTAAATGGCCAGAAGCCATTTCCAATCTGTCTAAGAAATTTTTGATAGATAATACTTTTTATAACAAAGAAGGTACTGGCGAATTGTTAAGAAAAAAGGGAGTTGGAGACTTATTTGATCCCGACATTCAATCAAATATTTTTAGACTAATGAACCGAGGGAAACCTTCATTTTTTAATTCGGACGAAGAAGACGCTAATACCCCTCAAATTGATATTCACGAAGAAGCTCGTAAAAAAGTTCAAGAACTAAGAAAGAGAATTCATGAAAAGTATAAAACTCCTGAAGAACAATAAAGCTACCATTTTTATATGGTTGGGTGTAATTACATTTTATTTAGTGGTCAAATATAATTTTATAGATAAACCCTCAGATATTTCGCCTAATAAAACATTTAACCATGCTTTTGAATTTGTAATAAAAAACGAGGGGGGCTATGTTTTAGATCCAGACGACAAAGGAGGGGAAACATTTGCAGGCATATCAAAGAAAACCTATCCAGATTTAGATATTCAAAACCTTAAACTAAACGACATTAAAGAAATTTATCACCGAGATTTTTGGGAAAACTCGTTTGTGTCTAAAATACAACACCCCGAAATTGCCATTAAGTTTTTCGACTTATCTGTCCTTACCGGAGTTAAACAAGCCTCTCTCATCTTTCAACGTTGTATCATAGCTGCTGGTCAGCAAATAATATTAGACGGTGAAGTAGGAGAGCAAACACTGAACGCATTTAATAAGATAAAAAATTATGAAGGATTTATCTGGCTGATGCGAGCTGAATCGATTGCATTCTTTTATCAAATCCTTGATCACAGTCCATCACAAAAAAAGTTCTTATTAGGATGGATAGCAAGAGTGTTTAGAACACCAAAACTATCTTAGTGAGTTACAGCTGGTAGTTCCAAAGGAGGGTCAAGTTCAGGTGCAAATAATCTTTGTGGAACACCTAAGCTTTTCAAAATCTTGAGTTGATCTAGATAAAAATCATGTGCAGCATTTTTAGATTCTTTGGCTAACCAAATAAATGCACCAGTAGCTACGTTAAAGACAATCGTTAGGACATTCGCAAACATGGGACTGATGATATCAGCAGCTCCTAATGACGAAATTAAAATACCAGATAAAGTTGTGCATCCCGCAAGAAGCGTCCAACTCATCATCATCACACTACAGCATGTTGAAACACTTTCGAGTGTTTTTTGTTTCTGTTTCAATTCAACAACGTATTCCTTTAGAAACTGCTCACGATCAAAGATCTCTTCTAATCGAACCTGAGAAATAGCACCAATACTATTTGTTGAATTTGCTTTAGGCATTTCACGTGGAGTTAAAGAGATAGGTTCTGTTCTGCCATGATGGACATGAATTGTGTCGTGGGTTTCCTCAGACGCTATAACTGGAGATAACGTAAAAGCAAAAAGAAGACGAATGATCTTTTGGATTTTTTGCATGATAGGTCACCTTGGAAATACTATAATCAATTATAACAATAATAATAAGGCTTAACCATGGATTTAACGCTTCCGATCCCCCAAACCATAGGGTATGAATACGGTGCAGCAGCTGATGGAGTACTTGTTGGGCAAGTAAACCATGTCAATGCAGGTGCGCAGGCATATTATACTTATGCTCATCAAGTTTTATACGCCGCAACTGAACAAGACGACTCGCCTGTATCCCCAAGTGTCATTTGGACTGCAGTCGAAGATAATTTTAATTCTACTATTTTAACAAATACTTCCCCATTTGCGCCCGCTGCTGGTGCTACCGCATATGGATTATTATATTTAGCCGTGCGTCCTGGAATTACAGGATTTACTTTTAACGTACTAACTCCCGGGGTTGGTTCATTTACAGTTGAAGCAGACTATTCAACTGCAACTGGATATTCTCCTTTAACGAGTGCTGTGTTTTCAACAAACTTCATGAAAACAGGCGACTTAAACACATTAAAATTTACTGCTCCAACTGATTGGGCGACAACTACTATTGGCGTTCCTACACCAGCTCAAAAATGGATTCGCTTAAAAATTCATACTGGAGGAACTATTTCAGTTCAACCAGTAGTGGACAGAGTTTGGGAAAATTCTGCTACTCCTACAATCTCTTCTGGCGGTCATTCTGATCCACCTTTTTACAACCCTTACAATAATTTATTACCTATTACAGGGGATAAGCTTTATTTATCTACTCCGTATATTCCTTATACATTGCAACTTACTTATACACGTCCAATGGAAAGCGGTTCGGTCAACTACGTTTACTCGAAAGCTGATGGGACATTTGGAACGTTGACCCCTGTGTGGGATACAACTGTTGGTTTAACGCAAGGTAACTTTATTATGTATACCGCCCATACTCTTGAAGGTGCAGGTGGCTCTTCCGCGGCTACAACAGCCCAAGGAATTTTAGGGGATGGTCTTGCATACTTGCAAAATATTTATTTACCAGGTGGTGCGTATGGAGAAGTATCGCTCGGATTTTCTACAGCTAACGATTTCACCGCGCCGATTACTTCTTTGCAAGCAAACGCTAATGGCGGAGATCCTAAATATGCAATTTTAGTTAATGGAGTTGTAGACTTTTTAACGGATGTTACGCCCGTAGTCGGAGACTATATGCAAATTCTTCGCTATGATGGAAAAATTTACTATTTTGTTAATGGAATCAACGTTGCTCCAAACTATACTCCGATAGTAAACCACGATTTGTTGTATTTAGGAGTTTGGTCATCCGGGTCAACTGTTCGAGCGGACTTTATTACTTTCTGTGATTGGACAAATCGTACAGCAGAGCCCTTAGCTATAACATGGAATGTGATTGGAACATTTTTCACCGACACGCCTGTAGCTACGGGTAATTATTTCATTACTGATAATTATATTAGTTTCCTCCCTCCTGCAGATTTTGCTCCATTAACTGCTCTACAATCCCCGACAGGACAAGCAGGCTATGTAATTGGACTTATCACAAATATGGGTGGATCGCCTGGTGTTCCAACAACATGGATAACTCCATTAACATTAAATTTTGAAAAATTCTTAACATTAAACGCCCCTGGAAATATTTACTTCCCAACTGGTCAACAGGCTTCAGTTCAGACATTTAATATGGATTTGGCGACTCCAGAAGGGATTGCTTCAAACACAAGTTTCTTTGTAATTATGCAAACCGCTTCAACTCCACAAATTCGTTATATCGAATGCGATATTCCGAATGTTGGAAATATTTGGAATAGGACATTTACAAGATCTGGAATTTCATCCGTGATCGTACAACAAGTTAAAGGAGATGCGGCTTCTGTTGTCGGCGCTCCTTCCTTTTTATACTTAGGGAGTTAAGAATGGCTAATTATTTAAAAACCGAAACTTTAACGCGTGCAGAATACGCAGCGCTGCAAAATCAAATTGATCAACACGTATTTTATTTCTTTTCCGATCCATTGCCAGGAGGATCATTCGGCGCGTTTGGTGGAAACTCGATTCAGGCTGCTGGGGGTGGAGGGGGAGGAGGCACAACTCAAACCTATCTAACCACCTCCAATGAAACAGCAACATTACCTAATTCAGTTTCTTTAGGGGGTGTTGCCCCCGACAATATTCCATATGTTGTCACTGGATTAAACACAACTGGTGTTGCAACTGTCTCTAGTTCCCAGTTAGTTGCTCAAGGTGTAATGTTTTACGACGGCGCAACCCTTGCGCCTTCTTTTGCAATTACAACTCCAGGAGATAATTTTACTGTAACTACTGGTGGCGGGGATATTTTGTTGTATCCTACCAACTTCAGTGTATCTTCTACTGGTATTTGTCAAGTTACGACGGCTAGTGGATTTCCAATCAATCTTACCACTTCAAACGCCTCAATTAATATGGTTGCAGGTCTCACGTCTGCTTTGTATTTAGACAATACATTGGGAAATTCCATGCAGGGTAATTTTAATATTAATGGAACTCTTAATGTCTTAAACAACAACACCTATTTAACTGGATCAGCAGAAAATACTATTTCTGTGCAGTTTAACCAGGTAGCAATCACGGGTAATAATTTAATTTTGCAAGGAGGAGCACCTAACGCAGCAGTTTATATGAAAACTGCGGGTTCTGAAGCCTCGATTCAAACATGGATGGGAGCGGGAGGAGCTACAGGTACTATTAGTGAAGTTGCTTCCCTCAAAGAGGTTTCAGTAGATACTATGCATCTTACTGCTACGGGAACAATTCAAAATACAGCTGACACATGGTCTCTCTCGGCGTTCCAAACACAGTTTTTAGGAGCGACCATTTTTATGTCTTCCCTTCCTAGTGGTACGGGTTTAACCATGGTGTGGGACAGTGGTCAACTTAAAACACAGGTATCAGCTTTAAAATATAAAGAAAACGTAGCTCCTTTAGCAATCGACACAGCTGAAGTGTATAAAATTCAACCTGTTACCTTTAATTTTAAGGATACTGGACAAGCTGCATGGGGTGTGATCGCTGATCATACCCCAGAATCTTTGGATTGTTTAGTTGTTCGTGATAAAGAAGGAGAAGTGTTGTCCTTTGCGTATGATAAACTAGCTCTGGTATTGCTTGAAGAAATGAAACGATTAAAGACACGAATTGAAGTGTTAGAGGCAAAATAAAATTAGGGATGCGATTGAACATTCTAGTGTACAAATAAAAGAAGTAACAGGACGCACCCCCAATGATGGGATACCATACTGAACGTTTTTTTTCAAATATTAAAAATCTTCCACGCCAAGAGTCCTACGCATGTTCTAAGTTTCAAAATATCGGGTGAACATTCAATCGTCGCAGATTCTAGGTGATCCAGAATACCGCCATCCTCTATTAAAGCTTCCAGAGCAGGGAGTTCTTGTAAGAGTATTTTTCTGAAAGAGTTAGGCGAACAAAACCGCCCCTTTTGGTTACACTTTTCCAAATCATCTGCTATTTCTTTCAGAATTTTAGATATTTCTAACTCCGAATATGCTTCGGCATGACGCAGGAGGTCGCAAGTATGATGTATGTAGAAATGTAAATTGGTGGAACGGTTTTGAACGTTCATTTTACCCTCAATTTCTTATGTTGCGAAGATATGGTGCAATAAAACTATAGTGATGGCAAATAAAAATTTCATAAAAAATATGAGATGCCCCAAGGCTAAAATGATATTGCAACATAAGAAATTAGTGGGACATCCCAATCATAAGATAACACACCCGAATAGCAGTTGTGAAGGGGGGGGGTAAGCTTGCTCAAACCGCCTTTAACTGTCCTATGAGCACCTCTAAAACAAATAGCTTTGGGTTTCACATTTCGTTGTTTATAATTAATAAAAAACAATAAAACATAGTGCTTAATCCTTATTTCATTTTAAATTTATTTCTCGCTCGTTCTCATCCATATTCTCTGGCGCACATCATGCGCCACATGCTCATCATGGAGTGCCTTCACCGAAAAACCAAAGATGGTCGACCATTATTTGATGAGAAGTTTGCTTTTACTACCAATGGAGTTGAGTGTGTAAGATTACGTAAATCTTTAAAACGCATTTGCAAAAATGTCTCAACCTTAATCACGCCTGCGATCATGAATAACTTAGCAGAAGTTTCTGATTATCAACAATATGCACCTTTCGACATCCACTATATTGAAAAATATTTGACATTCTTAGATCATTTCTCGTTTGTTGATATTTGTATGGTTATCCAAAGATCAGAAACATTCAGACGAAATCACGACCCAGATACTCCATATGTTTTAAAAGCTCATAATTTTTTAGACTTAGCAGATGAGCTTGAAAACTCAACGTATTAAAGAAAATTACTTTGCTTTAAAATGCAATGGTTTATAATTAATCACTAATAAAAACAAAAAAGGATAAAAAATGACGGCTAAACTCTATCAATTTGGCGAAGAAGCCAAGCAATCAATCTTAGCGGGTGCGGAATTACTCTATAAAAGCGTAGGTTCTACCTTTGGACCACGTGGTTCAAACGTTCTCATTCAAAAAGTTACTGGCGAACCAAAAATTACAAAAGACGGTGTGAGTGTTGCACGTGAAAATGATATTAAAGATTACTTTTTAGATATGGGATTACGCTCGCTTAAAGAAGTCTCAGTTCAGACTGTTGATCGAGTTGGTGATGGTACAACTGGAGCTGTAATTTTTGCGTATCATCTTTTGAAAAACGGATTTGCATCTAACCTTACCCCCTTACAGATAGACAAACTAGTTGACTACTCAAACTACTGCGTAGACTTACTCAATACATTAAAAATTGATATTTCCGAGAAGCATGATTTGTTAGGAGCAGTTGCTAAAACGTCTGCTAACGGTGATGAAGAAGTTGAAGCAATTATTAAGGAGGGGTTAAAGTTCTTAGGAGCGGATGGTAACTTCTTATTAGAAGAGAGTAAGAATAAAGAGACTCATATTCTTGCAAGTGAGGGCGTTTATCTTCCTGTCGGTTTAACCTCTCCGTTTTATGCTAACACCCCTGGAAAAGTTGTTTGCGAATTAGAAAATCCAGTAATCATTCTGACTGATCAGAAGATTAATTTCTTTGACGAGATAAAATATCTCATTAAACATATTCAGAGTGATGCAGAAAAACAACACCGTCCTATCGTCATTATTTGCAATGATATTAGCTTTGAGGCGGAGGCAGGGTTGGTAGCGAACATTAAATCCGAAGGCAAGTATTTCAAATTTGCATGTATATCTATGGCGAAAATGTTGCAAGAAGGACACGCTCAAAAAGTAGATTTGTTTGAAGACTTACATAAGGTATTTGGAGGTAATTTAATTTCTAAGTCTCAAGGGTTAAACTTAGGAGCGACTTCAGCTAAACTTGCAGCTAAATCAAACAATACAGGTTCATGTAAGAAAATTCTAATCACAATGTCTAAGACGATAATCGTTCCTGATGAAGATCGATTAGATCAAATTAGAGCGTATTCAGAAAACATTAAAGATTTAGCTGAAAAAGCTCAAGACGAAGTAGAGAAAAAATATCATCAACGAAGGCTAGCACGCTTATCTGATGGAGTAGCTGTGATTTCAGTTGGTGGGTATTCCGATCAATCAGCTAAAGAAAAGAAAGATCGTGTTGAAGACGCGATTTGTGCTGTTCAGTCAGCCCGTAAGCACGGGGTGTTTCCTGGTGGGTGTTCGGTCTATCGTTATTTGCTGAAAAAAGTTACTGAGCGGTTTGCGAATGAAGACTGTCAATCCTTAGCGGTGTTCATTGAAGCTTTAAACTCCATGACTGAGAAATTATATAAGGGCTTACCTGAGGAAATGATTCCAAACTTCCCAGAATCAGATGATCCATTAAAATGGACAGGGCACAACTTAAAGAAAGTCAAAACTGGGAAAGAACCAGTGGTTCGAGTATGGGATGAAGGAGTGATTGAGGCAGCGTTTGTTTCTATTGAGACCATCCGTAATGGAGTGGACGTTGTAAAGCTGTTGCTTAACACGGACACAATCATAGTGTATGACATAGAAGAGATGCGGAGGAGTACACCAGGGTACGTGAGCGCATAAATAAACAACCCCATCATTGTTGGTGATGGGGAGAATAGGAAATTTATGAAATTATAAAAAACTAATTAAGACCATAACTTATGAAAATAATTATTTCAACTTAAATCTCTTCTTCTATGCTAGCTAATAAATAGTTTGTCCTGATCCGATTTAGGTTAGCTACCTTTTCTCGATAAGTTAAGGTGAGTTGATGCAACCGAAACAATATCTCATTTTTGCGAGGGGCTTCTTTTAATCCTAATGTGCTCATCAGTCTTTGTTCACGTCCCACCAAAAATAACTTAGTTTCAAACATTTGAATTTGACCATCTAGATTATCTAAGTATGTATCTTTCTTACGTATCAATAATGTATTCAGGTCGATCTCATCAAAGGTGGCAGGAGCATCAGGGACAATTGGGGCAGTTGGGTAGGATGCAAATAGGGAGGGTATTAAAATAAAAGCTAAGAGTTTGCGCATTTCTTTTCCTTTTGTGTTGAAAATAATCTGCATTAGATATTATCATATAACTGTATAAGTGAAAGAATTTGTGAACTTCTTTTTTATATTTTTTTATATGTCATATTAAGAGCCTTGTTTTGGTTTTCAAGGCTCTTTTTTTATTCTCAGAACTCATTTAAAAGAGTATTCAAACGTAAGATATAACTACTATATTTCTCTAGTTGTTTTTGGGTATGGGAGGTTCTGTAACCATTCTTCAAGCTAATGGTTTTACTGCTGTACGTTTCTGCGCGAGGTGTAATATCAATGATAGTATCACGCATTGAAGTTACCTCCTTTAAGTACTTCTTAAGTAGTAAACTTTTTTGCATAGAAATCTCAATAGAGTTTGAAGTATTTATTAGCGCAGCAATGAGTTGGTTAAGGGCATCAACAGCTTTACAAATATCACTTTTGACGCCCGAAATAACACTCTCTTTATCTGGTGAATAGTGGCATTCTCTCATTCTTTCAATTGAGTCAATTGCTTTCCAAATTTGTTCGTTCATTATTATTCTTTCTTAAGTATTTTAAAATTGTTGATCGACTTACTTTGTAATATCTAGCAATATAAGATACATTGCCAAACTCTTCATACATTTTTTGTATATCTTGTGCAATTTGAGGTGAGAACTTAGGTTTGCGTCCTTTGTATGCTCCCCTCAGTTTAGCTTTAGCAATCCCTTCATCACGTTGACGAGCAGCTAAGCTTCTAAAGAACTGTGCAACCACTCCAAAGATTTGAACAACAAGATCATTAAATGGATCTTCTTTACCTGTAATCGTTAGCTTCTCCATTCTGAAGTGGATTGTCACACTTTTTTGACGCAGCGTTTTAATGATTTGCAAGAGATCTTCAATACTACGAGCAAGACGATCTATGGAGTCGACAAACAACTCATCACCTGGACGCAGGATATAGGTGATGAGGTTCTGAAGCACTGGACGGTCAGACATATTTGCACCAGACATTTTCTCTTCAAAGATGTGGTCTAGTTCAAGACCGTCTAATTGTCGGGATGTGTTTTGTTCAAGCGTAGATACACGGATGTATCCGATTTTTTTAGGTTTCATAATTTCATTTCCTGTTAGTTAGTTTTGCACAACTAAAGCAAAGTGCGTTTTACTTTAGTCGTGCGTAAAGTTAAATTAGTTTTTTATTGGTCGTTGTTATCTAAAAACTTCATCAATTCTTGTAGATTATTCAGAGTAGTATTTAATTGCTGACTATATCGTATAACCCTGGCGTCTAGATAGTTCAGTTCATAAGCTCCCACCAATGTTAAAAAAACATTCTCCATTTGCTCCCGAGCTAAATTGATTGCGTTCACTATCATTTGAATGGTTTTCTGCCGTAATTTAAAAGAAACATTCATCTCTTTCATTGGTTCCATTTTTAAGACTAACTGTGGAAAATCTTTCAGTTTTGGGATTGTGATCTCCTTTAGATAGTCTTCATCGTACCCGGAGGATTGCCAATCTTTTATTAAGTTCGATAGTATGTGACCTTTCTTAAAAAGATCTTCAGCTAGGAGCTTGAATTTATCTCTTGTTAAATTAGTCATGATTTGTTTCCTTTTCCTCTGGTGTATGCGTTAGCAAAATCATCAACATATCGTATTCACCAATGCATTTAGTAGCCCACGAAACTCTGCCAATAGTTTCTTCTTGTTTTGTGAATTCCAAAACGTCCATGATAAAGATAGTTATGCATCCCAAAAACACTGGAGGTAGATCAGCTTTTAAATGTTCTAGTTTCTCTATCATTTGGTGTAGTTCGCTTAGAGCTTCACTTGAACCATTCCCTATCAACCTCACAGTTTTCATCAGTAAGTGCGTTAATTCATCTTTAGTTGATTTCTTCATAATGTTACTTCCTTTTTATTTTCATTTAAATCAACGCATACAGCGTTTTGGTCTTCTTACCACACACACCTACCTAAAAAGTGTTTAGATAGGGTGTACAGTAATAAAAATAGTGTTAAAATCGATTATAGTTCTTCGATTAGTTTCGTCTTTAGCCTGTCAGTCATTTCAGGTGACAAACCTACGATCTCAATCCTATCTAACTCAGGAGTAGATTCAGATGGTTCTTCTTCTGGTTCTTCCCATTTGAAATGATACCCTCCCTTCTGCTGCTTCATCATACTTTCTGCAAGGTGTAATGCTTGGAGTTGTTGGATACGAGATTCAAGTATGCTTTCTTTCAAGTCTTCAAGCTCGTATTCTTCATGCTCATCAAACCCAAGTGGGAAAGAGGTAATTTCTTGTAGAGCATAGCCCAACTCATCTACCCACTGTTGAGGGTTAACGATCTGTTCCAAGTCCATTGAGATAAAGCTAACTAATCCTTGTGGGATTCCAATCAACTCAGATCTGTCGGGTGTGTTTACCTCAACCCAATCAACCGTAGAGAAAATAGTTGTGTCATCTCCCTCTTTGTAGTTTTGAATGTAATTCTCGAGCGTATCAATATACCGCTGAAGCGTATGCCCTAGCTGTGCTACGTTTTGCTCGAATCGTTTAATGTATGTACTTTTCATAGTTTTACTTCCTTTTCCTTCATTTATTTGATTATGCTTTAAGAGAACAGTTAGAACATTGAATTCTCCTAAACATCTTGATGCAGATACCAGCTGTGTGTTCTTATCTGTTTCAGCACTGAACGCCTTAACATGTTTATTGAACATAGTTATGGCTTCCGCAAACAGTGGAGGCAGATCAGCTTTCAAGTTTTCTAGCTTCTCTAGCTGGTTCTCTATTTCTTTCTTTGCTTTACATGACCCTACAGCGATTAACTTCGCAGTTTTAACCAGTAAGTGGGTTAATTCATTTCTAGTTGTGTTATTCATAATTACTTTCCTTCCATTAGTGTTGCGAACATAGAGTACTGACCTCTAAACTCAAGTGTGTATTCCCATAATGTGGCAGCCTTAGGCTTGAAGTTCATCCTGCTACAAACTTGATACGTGTTCTCAAAGTCCCGAATCATCCTTAACATAACCATGTATAGTGGGGTGAACTCATCGCTCGGGTTTCTTTCAATCCACTCTCTCATTCTTTCGCTAGCATCCCATACATTACCCCATCTGATACTGCTAAACCTCTTCTCTTGAGTGAACCACACTGTAGCTCCTACAAACTCATCACACACGGTTAGGACTTTTTTCATCTCTGCTTTTTTCATAATCATGTCCCTTCCTACGCTGCTCTTTTGGCTAAACGACAAAACATACTCTCAAGCTCATCACTCAAGTTACTTAGAACTCTAAACAAGTCCTTCAAGCGTCCTATCATAGACAAAGGTTGCATTCTGTAATATTCAACCACACTCATCACACCTCTGTACTTAGCTGCTAAGTTCAAAAGAACTGTCTCGCTTTCATATTGATGGATTAACATAGTGATAGTTCTAAACGCTCTTGCGTTGCATACGTACATGTCATCAATGTAAAGCTCACACTTATCAGTATTGCCTCGCTCAAGTTCCTTTCGGTTTAACTCTAAACGTTTGATTACTTCAAAGACTGAACTACGCACACACGCATATTCTATTCGTAGATTGTTTAATTGTTTTAGATTTGTATTCATAATTTACTTCCTTCTATTTGTACAACTTCAGCCTAACAAGGATTTAAACCCATTACAAATAAAATTATCTTTATACACTCCACGCAAACACTCATCTTTTCAACACACTGATATAAAAAGATTATAAAGACTTACAGACAACACAACACACACAAACCATATAAACAATCACGACAGCTATACACACCATCCACAGACAGAGCACCTACATTCAAACTACATAACACTCACACAACAGAACAGACAGACGACTGATACACACACGACAGTACAGACGATACATAACAGACTGAAAACTTGAACAGACAGAGTTTACAGACGATAGGTGAAAACGAGAAGGGTAGATGGAAATGTGAAGGAATATGGAGAGATGTGACAATGAAAACGAGAGAGAACAAGAAAATCATTATTTCTATATATACATGTAAGCTTAGACGACTCCTTGCACCTCTGTGTTGCAATACCTTTCTCATTTCTCACCAGCTTAGCTCTGCATAGCTATGTCTCTTAGGGTATACCTTAACTAATCACTACTGATCTCAGTGTTTAACTGTACAGTTAGAGTTGGTTTGTTAATTAATATACACATGTCAGTTGGGTTCTTAGATCCTATGTTACAGTTATCATTGTGTTAGTTTCTTTTGCTAAGCCTAACCATAACGCCAACAAGGGGGTGGGGGTGGTAACCCCTGAGACCCCCCTTCTTGTGCTAGCACATATGTCGCCCACCTCTGCTGTTGTTTCACCCCTATTTTCCCAAAATTTATGTAATCCCCCTTTTCTGTCATGTCGTCTG